TCACGGGGCCGACCGTTCGGACCAGAGGCGGATCCGCTCCCCGTCCAGGCCGAGGAGGATCATGCCCGACTCGTCCGTGCGGAGGATCCGGGCGCCGACATGACGAAGGATCTCCAGGGTCTCCCGCCGTGGATGTCCGTAGTCGTTCCCTGCCCCGACCGAGACGAGCGCGACGGCTGGGGCCAGCGCCGCGTAGAGCGCCGGATCCTGATCGGCGCTCCCATGATGGGCGACCTTGACGACGGCATATCCATGAGGGTGCACTCGCCGCCCGAGCACGGCCTGCGACTCGGCGGACATGTCCCCCAGGAAGATCGACCGGGGAACCCCTCCGCCCTCGACCTCCAGGACGACGCTCAGGTCGTTGCCCGGCGGGAAGGCCGGCTCGACCCGCCGCGGCCAGAGCACCCGCCAACGCGCCTCGCCGAGCAGACCTTCCTGCCCGGCTGCCGCCGCGGTCACCCGTGCACCGCCTTCGCTCAGACGGCGCAGCAGTCGCTCGTCCTGCGCGCCATCGGGCGGACCGTGCCTGACCTCATCCACCCGACCGGTCAGCGCGGGCGCTCCGCCCGCATGGTCCTTGTCGAAGTGCGTGAGGACGAGCAGATCGACTCGGGCGAGGCCGAGATGGGCGAGGCATCTGCGCAACAGCTCCGGATCGGGGCCGGTGTCGATGAGCAGCACCCGACCTGAGCTCCGGACGAGCACGGCGTCCGCTAACCTGAACGGTATGCACACACGCCAGACCGCCCGCCTCCGGGCCGTGCTCTACCTCCGCCTCTCCCGAAAGGCTGAGGCCTCCACCTCAATCGTCCGGCAGAACGAGGAGCTTCTGGCACTCGCCGAGCGCGAGGACTGGGACGTGGTCCTGACGCTGACCGATGATGGCAAGAGCGGCGGGAAGCAACGCGCGAACGCCCAGCATGCTCTAGCCATGCTCCGGCGCGGCGAAGTAGATATCCTAGCCGTCTACGCCGTAGACAGGTGGTCCCGCATGGGCATCGGCGAGGCTGGCCCGATTATCGCTGCCGTAGACGCCAGCGGCGGACGCTTCGTTGCGGCACGCGAGTCCATCGACTCCGGCGCGGACCCTGACTACTGGAAACTCCGCCTGGCCTTCTCCCTGGACACCGCCGAGAAGGAGCGCCGCAACACCATCGCCCGCGTCAGCTCATCCCAGCGCTACCTCAAGGAGCAGGGCTACTGGGAGGGCGGGCGCGTGCCCTTCGGATACGCTGCCGTCCCGCACCCTGAGAACCCGAGCAAGCGCACCCTGGTCATCCGCGAGCGCGAGGCCGCCATTGCCCGGGAGCTGGCCCAACGGCTGGCAAACGGCGAGCTACCGAGCCACCTGGCAGTGGAGCTGACGGACCGGGGCGTCCCGACCGCGACCTCCGGCTATAGGCGCGCCGAGACACTGACGATAGCCGGACGGCCCCTGCCCTCCGACCTGGACACCGAAGACCGCGGCTTCTGGCACACGCAGAGCGTCCAGAGCATCATGACCGGAGACACCCTCCTGGGCCGCCGTCACGAGTGGGTAGTGGATCGCTCCAACGACGAGACCGGCACGCCCCGCGAGAAGAAGACCGCGCTCCGAGTCATGCGTGACGCCTCCGGTGCGCCCCGCCAGTGGTGGCCCGCGATCCTCACCCCCGCCGAGCTGGAGGCCATCCGCGCCCACGTCAACAACCCCGACGACCGTGGGAAGTACCGCCCCAGAGTCGCTCAGCGCCAGAAGGCAACGCGCTTGCTCTCCGGGCTAGTCGTGTGCGCTACTTGCGGATCAAAGCTCTACGCGGTCAACCGGCGCATGCAGGACGGCCATACCCGTCGGGCGGACTACCGCTGCAATGAGAACACCTCCAAGTGCCGCGAGAAGGCCACCATCGGCGCAGACATCCTGGAGGCCTACGTCATCGCCGACCACCTGGCCGAGTTCGGGGACCTGGAAGTGTTCACCGAGACGACCAAGAACGATGCCCTGGCCACCCACGAGGCCGCGCTGGCCGACGTGCTGGCTGCCATCCGAGAGGCAACGATCCTCCTCGCCGAGGATGCCACGCCCGACCGCTTCACGGCCCTCCAGTCCCTCCAGGCGCAGCGCGACCACCTCCTGGCGTCTCGGCCGCCGACGGAAGCCGTCTATGTGCCTACAGGCCGTTCGCATGCCGAGGAGTGGGCGACGGCGGTGGCTGACGGCGACATCGCCTACCAGCGCGACCTCCTCAGCCAGCACTACCAAGAAATCCGTATCACCAAGGGGCGGGCAGCCATAGAGACGCGCGTCTCACTGGTCGAGCATGTCGTCCGAGACCACCCCTACGTAGAGGATGACGACCTCTATACGGGCGCGTAGACCCCGCACGCCCCCTCGCCGACGCTGGAAACGCCGTAAGGAGTGCGCCTGACGCCGCGACGGTGCGCCGGAGGGGATGCCCATAACGGTCCGGTCACAGCCGTAAGGCTCCTTACGAGCCGCGCTACGATCACTAGTCTGACGTTCTGACGGAACTACCGTCATTTCTCTATCCAGCTTCTAGGTTCTCTCTCTCTCAAGGCTGGATAGGGATATGACGATAGTTCCGTCACTCCGTCATACCCTCCCTACGTCCCAAGCAACCGGAGATTGCAGCGCCATGCCAAAGAGGCCACCCCACCCACCAAGTCCCGCCCACTCCCTCGCACGCCCGGTCCCTTCATGCCAAATCTGAACGCAGTAGAGGAAGCCGCCCGGGACCACGTCTACCACCTCCGGCACCGAGAGTTCCCCCTGCATACCCACGGCCCAGAGGACTACATCCAGACCCCACTCCTGAGAAACCTGGACCACGCCCTGGCTGCCCTGCTGGAGCACCTGACCGACATCGGGGGCGGGGTTGAGGGCATCACCAACACCTTTGCCATCCTCGCGGACCACGCCATGCGCCTCCCTGGAGCCGCGCTCGCCGCCGCCGAGGATTGGACCCCTGCCCTGGAACTGGCATACTCCTCGCTCCGCTTCGAGGACCTCCTAGGCAGCACCCAGCCAATCCCGATCCTCCGACTCTGAGTCGGGGCCTTCGGGCTCCCGCTTGCGTAAGGAGCCTTGCGCATGTAGTCTGCTATACATGCCCGCCGCAGCCACCACCTTCCAACGGCGTCGTCTACTTCACCGGCACCAATGGCCGCCGCTACGGCCTCAACCGCCTGGACCACCTCCGCTTCGCCTGACTATATCCCCACCACGCAAGGAGCCTTCCGTGAACACCCTCCCCGCTGCCTCCACCTGCCGCGTCCTGGTCACCGTCCCGATCCCGCTCCACCGCGACACGGACGACGACCTCCTGGAGGAGTCGCGCGAGCGCCGCGTCCATCACGACCCCCGCCCTGCCCTCCGCGACCCGCTCGCCTCTCCGGCGTACCGCGCCCGCTTCGGTGCTAGCTGGCGTGCCGAGCAGCGCGGGACGCGCCACCTCAAGGCGGCGGTGGCATGACCTCCAACTTCACCCCCACCTCCATCTCTCACTACCCCGAAGGGCACACCGTGACCATCTCCACCCAGATCATCGACATGACGCCCGAGCAGGCTGAGCGCCTACTGGCCGCGAACGTACGCAATCGAAACGTCCGCCCGGACACTGTCAAGTTCCTGGCCGCACAGATGAAGGCGGGGGCGTGGAGGCTGACCCACCAGGGTGTCGCGGTCGCCACGGACGGGGTCCTCCTGGATGGCCAGCACCGCCTCTACGCCGTCGTGGAGGCGGGTGTGACCGTCCCCATGCTCCTGACCACCGGCATCGTCCCCGAGGCCATGACCGTCGTGGACACCGGCGCGCGGCGCTCCTTCGCCGACGTGCTCAAGATGAAGTTTCCCGACCTGACCATGGTCGCCAGCGTAGCCGCCGCCACTGCCGTGCTCGCCAAGTGGGACCAGGGCGCACGCGGGGCCGAGCTGACCCACGGGGGGCTGGCCACCAAGTACCGGCTCAGCCACGCCGCGCTCCTGGCGTACTACGAGGAGCACGCGGCCCACATCCAGCACTGCGTGACCCTCGCCAACCGAGTGCGTAAGAGTCGCCCGAGCTGGAAGTGCCCGAGCACCGTTTACGCGCTCATCATCCACATCTTCGAGGGGCTGGACATCGCAGACGCCGCCGCCTACTTCGAGCACCTCCGCTCAGGGGCGGGGCTGGACTTCGACCACCCGATCCTGGCCGCCATCCGTTGGGCCGACCGCCTGGAGAGTGCCCGGGACAAGAAGCCGGGGGCCGACGTATGGGCCGCCATCTTCATCAAGGCTTGGAACAAGTACCGCGACGGCGACAAGTGGACCATGGCCATCTACCGCAAGGGCGGCGCGGCCGCCGAGACCTTCCCGGAACCCCGATGACCCAGCCCACCGCTCCCCGAAAGGCCTTCACATGACCCGCCCGCCCCAGACCTTCTACACTTCCGACCTCCATCTAGGCCACGACAAGGTTGCCGCGATCCGGGGCTTCGAGTACCCCGGTGACCACGACGAGGCCCTGGCGCTCAACTGGGTAGCCAACGTCCAGCCCGAGGACACCGTCTACGTCCTGGGCGACGTCACCGGCACGAGCGCAACGGCCAAGGTAGAGGCCGCTCTGGGGGTGCTCACCCGCCTCCCCGGCAAGAAGCACCTGATCGCGGGCAACCACGACCCGGTCCACCCGATGCACCGCTCCACCTTCGCCAAGTGGTTCCCGCGCTACGCCGAGGTCTTCGAGACGATCACCCCCTTCCTCCGTCGGCGCATCGGCGGCCACGAGGTGGCGCTCTCGCATTTCCCCTATGCCTCCTACGGCGAGGGGCCGCACCGCGGCGGGACCAAGGCCAGCCGACACAACCAGTGGCGACTCCCGGACCTCGGTCTCCCGATCATCCACGGGCACACACACCAGCCCGAGCGCGAGCACATGGAGGGCGGCGATAACCACCGCCTGGAGTTCGACGGGACCCGCTCTTACTACGTGGTCCGACCCTCCCGCGGCATCCACGTCGGCGTAGACGCCTGGGACTTCGCCCCAGCGCCCCAGGAGGCCCTCATCGCGATCCTGGACGGCTGGGCCAAGGCATGACCAAGCGCTGGTTCCGCCTCCCCGAAGACCCACCGCTGGGCTTCTACGTCATGGTCGCCCTGGCCCTGTTCGTCTACTTTTTCCTCCCCTTTCCTGAGAGGACCCACCCATGACCCACGCCAACAGCCCAGATGACGCCCTGCCCGTCCACGCCGCCATCGCCCGCGCGGTCGCCGACTACCGGCGCATCTTCCCCGCCCCGCTCCCCCTCGCGCCGAACCTCACCCTGGCCGTTCGGGCGCTGGCCGAGCGCGACGCCCTGGCCGCCAAGCTGGCCGCCGTCGAGAAGCTCGCTGAGGGCTGGGACTCCCGGCGCGCGCTCTTCCGGGCGCAAGGAGCCTACGAGGCGGCGGGCTTCCTAACCCGTGTCATCACCCAACTCCGCGACATCATCACGCCTACCGAAAGGACCCCCGCATGACCTACCCCATCACCCTCACCAACACCGCTGCCCCTGTCCTCGCTTGGGCCGACGAGTCCACCATCGAGGACGCCGCCCTCCAGCAACTCCGCGACGTCTCGGAGCTCCCCGGCCTCCACGGCCTCCGCGTCATGCCCGATGTCCACTTCGGAAAGGGCGCGACCGTCGGCTCCGTCATCGCCATGGAACAGGCCCTCGCCCCGGCTGCCGTCGGCGTGGACATCGGCTGTGGTGTAAACGCCGTCAAGACCTCCCTCCACCTGGAGGACCTCACCGCCACCGACCTCGCCAAGCTCCGCTCCCGCTTCGAGTCCGTCGTCCCCGTGGGCTTCGCGGCGCATGACTCCATGCGCGACTCCCGAGAGGCGCTGCCCTCCCGCTTCGCCACGGCGGCCTACGGCCTCATGGGCCGCTTCGGGAACCTCCACGCCGACGTGGTCAGCATGTACCGTCGCGCCGCTGCATCCCTGGGCACCCTGGGCGGCGGCAATCACTTCATCGAGCTGACGACCGACGACGACAACGCCGTCTGGATCACCCTCCACTCCGGCAGCCGTGGCATCGGCAACCAGCTCGCCCAGCGTCACATGGAGGTCGCCCGAGACCTCCCGGCCAACGCCGACCTCCCGCCGCACCTCCGCGAGCTCTCGCTCTTCTACACGGGCACGCCGGAGATGGACGCCTACCTCCACGACCTCCGATGGGCGCAGGAGTACGCCATGCACTCGCGCACGATCATGATGGAGCTCGTCAAGCGCGAACTCCGGTCCTACTTCGACTCACCCACAGGGCGCGTAGGGCACATCGTCACCTTCGGCGACGAGATCAACTGCCATCACAACTACGTCTCCACCGAGGTCATCGACGGGCGCGAGATGATCGTCACCCGCAAGGGCGCGATCTCCGCACGCTCCGGCGAGCTGGCGCTGATCCCGGGCAGCATGGCCACCGGCTCCTACATCGTCCGCGGTCTGGGCAACCCCGAGAGCTTCTACAGCGCCTCCCACGGGGCCGGACGGAAGATGTCCCGGACCAAAGCGCGGAAGACGTACACCGCCGCCGACGTGGCCCGCACCATGCAGGGCATCGAGGCGCGCACCGACGAGGGCGTGGTGGACGAGATTTCCCTGGCCTACAAGGACCTGGACTCCGTCATCGCCGCCCAGCGTGACCTGGTCCAGCCGGTGGCGCGCCTCCAGACCATCCTGTGCGTGAAAGGATGACACCATGAGCGTTGAGGTCAACGTCCGCGAGGCGGAACTCCTCCGCGACGCACTCACCGCCTTCCTAGAGGAACGCTCGCCAACCTAAGCGAGACGCCCCGCCCACTCTTCGGAGAGGAGCGGGGCGATTTCGTTGCGGTCAGGATCGGATCAAAACTATACAAACCGGATTTCCGTGTGTATAGTTTTCTACATGAGCACCCACACCATCACCACCGCCGCCCGCCGCATCGCCCGCGAGGTCAACGAGACCCCGACCACACTGGAAATCCGATTCAACGCTGACGGCTCGGTCTACAGCGTGAACCCCAAGGGGCTGTGGCCCGCGGAGGGGCCGGACGTGTACTTCCTGCGCTTGCAGGGCCGCAAGGGCCAGACGGCGCTGTCGCAGGCCCGCGCACAGCTTCTCATCGACACGATGGCCGAGGCTATCGAGAAGACCGACGACGCCGCGTCCGCACGTCTCCTCGCCGAAGACCTCGTGCACGAAGCCGACTTCGAGGCCGGGCGATGACCACTTCCGTCCCCGCGCACTACCGGGTCACTATGGATGTCGCCCTCGCGGCGGCCTCCCTGGTCCGGTGGGACCTGGAGTCCCACGGCATTGACGCGGACTTCATCCTAGGCATGCCACTCAACACGGTAGGGTGGGCCACCACGCTTCCCTACTCCGGCGCTGACTCCCAGGCGACGCTCCGCGGCGCGGCGTATGCCGCCCATACCGTCCGCCTGTGGGTCCAAGAACAGCCGGACCCCCCGAGCTGGGAGCCCGCGCTTGAGAAGGCCAGGTATGCCATCAACAGCGCCGCACCTGAGGCGCGACGGTCCGCGGGGCTTGACCTCCGGCGCGCCACGATAGGCGAGCATCTGCACGTAGAGGCCACGCGAGCGGCCGAGGGCGTAGGGCAATGGCTCATGGCCTCCCAGGCGGCCACGTACGTCGCAGCAGCCGCGAAGGTCGCGCGCTGGGTAATGCGTCGCCCTCCCGTACACACAGAGGGACAGCCGAGTCCGCTCAGAGATGCCTGGTACGCGGCGCATGGAGGTACGGTGCTTCGCGGGCTCAGCACCCACGCCCCGAGCGGAGCCGGACGCCCGTCCATCGAGAGTAGCGACATCCGCGCCGCCCAACGCTTCCTTGCCCAGCGGACCATGGCAGCAATCACCCCCACGCGGACCCGTCTCGCAAAAGACGCTGGCGTGACCCGAGTGACGCTAAACGCCTGGCTGGGTGGCTAACTCCCACTTGGGCAGTCCATCACCCCCAGGCGCACTCCTCCTCGACACCAACGAGAGGAACACCCCCCCATGACCAGCACCACCAACCGCCTGACCCTGACCGATAAGGATGACGACGCGCTCGACATCGAGAACATCGTTGACCCCGCGAACGGGGCCGCCTTCCTGCGCACGAGCATGAGCGGGGTATATCTCAGCGCTCAGCAGGTCCGCCAGCTCATCAACCGACTGGAGCCGCACGCTGCACCGGCCCGCGCGGCGCTGGACGTCTTCAACGACTACCCGCTGGGCCAGGTCTTCACCCGCAGCGATGGCAACCTTCGCGTGAAGGTCTCCAGTACGCACTACTCCACTATCCGAAGCAGCGCGGGCACGCCCCCGACCTACCTGGCGTCCGTCTTCCTCACGGACCAGCCCGAGGACATTATCGAGGCAGTCAGCGCGTGAGCGCACTGGCCGAGCGGCCCGAGCCGCCACAGCCTGGTTCCCTCGCCTCCAGCCCCCTGGACAAGGCGCTTACCGCCATGCAGAGCGCCCCGTGCGACCCGGCCAAGGAGACGCCCGCGGACTACTTCGCCCGCATCGTCACGGCGCGCTCCCTGAACGCGGCCCGCGGCGAGGGGCTGAGCATCCACGCCGCCGTCGGGGCCATGGGTCGCCAGCTCGTGGCCATCGCGGCGCTTCTCCCGGTGCTGCCCTCCCCCGAGGACCTGGAGGCTGAGCTGGCCTTACTGGACACCATCCCGACAGGCGAGGAGCCCAGCCGATGAGCGTCACCTACCGGCGCTTCGTGGTGGCCCCTGACGGTGTCGTGACCCTGTGCGTTTACACGCTCCTCCTCCTCTAAGTCTGGGCAGCCAGGCCCACTACTAAGTGGGAGAGGAAAACCCTCTTTCAAACCCCCGCCGACTGGGCGCGTTGCTACTGATAACGGCCCAGCGCGGGGCCCATCTCTCTTCGTCTAATGGCAAGACACCGCGCTCTGGCCGCGGCAATCGAGGTTCGAGTCCTTGCGGGAGAACCACGCATCAGAGCGCCCCCGTTGCCAAAGACCCCGCCCCCGGTTGAGACAAGCTCCCGGGGCCGGGGCCTCCATCTTCTATCCGCCCCCGTGTTCGAGACCCACCCCCCCTATCTCCACGAGGGCCGCCCCCGGATCAGTGCTACCCGCCTGGTCACGGGGGCTTTTCCGTACCCTCAAGGAGGCCGCCCATGGGATGGGAGACCAGCACCCGCAAGGACGAGCTGCCCTACGACTGGCAGACCAGGCGCGTCCGCGTGCTCCGACGTGACAACTACCGTTGCCAGGCTCGCGACTCGCAGGGTCGCAAGTGCGGACACCCTGCCAACCAGGTGGACCACATCGTGCGAGGCAGCAACCATGACGAGGACAACCTGCAAGCCCTCTGTCGCTGGCATCACGACCGCAAGAGCAGCGCCGAGGGGCATGAGGCCCAGCAACCGCGACTCAAGCAAGCTCGCGAACCCGAGCCACATCCAGCCTTCCGGCGCTGACCTCAGCCCAGCGCCCGGTCGCCGATCCGCTGAGCACCGACAGCACCCTGGGGAGGGACTCCCCCTACCCCCTCACCTTCCCTCCCGGAGGGGCATAGCGTCTGTCAGTGCGCGCGAGTTCCAGGGTTTACACGCTGTGAGCTTCCTGGGAGTTGCCACCCACTAACCGCCCCCTGCCGCTGGCCTGCATCGCCTTTCGAGGCACCGTTTCGCCATGCCGGGGTCTTCATCCGCCCCCGTTTACACGCGCCAAGGAGGTGCAGCCGTGCCCGGACCTGTCCCGCAGCTCGCCCATCAGCGCGAGCGCGACACCAAGCGCCGCCAGAACGGCAGCACCGCCCTGGTCGATGACGGCCAGCTCCGCGGTCCCGAGTTCCCCTACGACATCATCGAGCACCCGCATGCCGCCACCGTCGAGTGGTGGGACACCTGGCGACGCTCGCCTCAGGCCTCCATCTTCCAGCCCACCGACTGGCAGACACTCAAGCGCGCTGTCCGCCTCCAGGACGACACGATGACCGCGCCACGCGCCTCCGCCGCTGCCATCTCCGAGCTGCGGCTGATCGAGGAGCGCCTGGGTGCGACCGTCGTGGACCGTCTCCGCGCCAAGCTCACCATCGTCCAGCCCTCGCCAGTCGAGGCGCTCGCCCCGGTGACTCCGATTGGCGCTGGCGGCCTGGCCGACCGCATGCGTCGCCCTGCCGACCCCACCCCTGCCCCTGTAGAGGACAAGCCTCCCTTCTGATCTACCTGGCCCTCTCACCGCCGAGAGGACCACCATGGCACAGCCGCCACGCTCCGACCCCGTCCTGACGGTCGAGCCGTTCCCCTTCAAGGCCGACGGCACGCCCGCCATCCCCACGCTGGGCATCGGCGTCATTGAGCACATCGAGCACTACCTGATCCAGCCTGACGGCGACGGCGCTGGGGACCCGTTCCGCCTCACCGTCGAACAGCTCAACTTCGTCCTGTGGTTCTACGCGATCGACAAGGATGGCCGCTTCATCTACCGGCGCGGCATCCTCCGGCGCGCCAAGGGCTGGGGCAAGTCCCCCTTCCTCGGCGCGCTCGCACTCGCCGAGCTGACTGGCCCCGTGCGCTTCGGCGGGTGGGACACCTGGGGCCGCCCTGTCGGCGTCGCCCACCCCATGCCCTGGATCGTGATTGCCGGTGTCTCCGAGACGCAGACCGAGAACACCATGGCGGCCATCCGATCCATGGCCGAGGGATCGGACTTCTTCGAGGACTTCGGGCTGGACGAAAACAGCATCGGCAAGACCCGCATCCTTCTTCCCACGGGCGGCAAGATCGTGCCCGTCACGGCCAACGCCGCCACGCAAGAAGGCGCGCGCCCCACGTTCGCCATCATGGACGAGACGCACCACTGGACCGACTCCAACGGTGGGGCCAAGCTCGCTCGCGTCGTCCGGCGCAACCTCGCCAAGGTCAACGGGCGCGGCATCGAGACCACCAACGCCCACGGTCCTGGTCAGAACAGTGTCGCCGAGCGCTCCTACCTCGCCTGGCTCGCCATCCGCGAGGGCCGCACTATCTCCGATGACCAGGGCATCCTCTACGACTCCCGCGAGGCTCCCAGCGACATCGACCTGGCCGACCAGGCCGCCGTACTCCATGGCCTCCGCTGTGCCTACGGCGACGCGGCCCGCCTGGGAGACGACAACCCCGAGGGGCGGACCGACGGCTGGGTGGACCTCACCCGCATCCTCGCCGAGGTCTACGACCCAGACACGCCCCCCGAAGAGGCGCGACGGTTCTACCTCAACCAGATCGTGGCCGCCGCCGACTCCTGGATTGCTCCCGTCGAGTGGCACGCCAACCGCAACGACACCACGCCTCAGCTCACGCTGGCCGACCCCAACCGGCGCAGCTCCCAGGGCGACACGGTCACCCTGGGCTTCGATGGCTCGCTGACAGACGACTCCACAGCGCTCGTCGCCGTGCGCGTCTCCGACGGCTCCCCCTGGCTCCTCGCCATCTGGGAGAAGCCCGAGGGGCCTACCGGCGTTGGCTGGGCTGTCCCTAAGGAGGACGTCCGCGACGCCGTCTCCTGGGCGTTCGCCCACCTGGACGTCGTCGCCTTCTTCTCGGATGTCGCCTACTGGGAGACGGACGTGGACGCCTGGCGCGACGAGTACGGCGAGCGACTCCTGGTCAAGGCCACGACCCGGCACGCCATCGGCTGGGACATGCGCGGGCACCAGATGGATACAACACGCGCCGTCGAGGCGCTGCACCGCTCCATCACGGACCACGAACTCCCCTGGACCGCTCACGAGCTGGCCACCGGCTCCAGCACAGGTCTCCAGGCCCACGAAATCCTCACTCGACACGTCCTCAACGGACGACGCCGCATCAACCGCTGGGGCGTCTACTTCGGCAAGGAAACCCGCGAGTCCCCCAAGAAGGTGGACGCCCTCGCGGCGCTCGTGCTGGCCCGCATGGCCCGCTCCCGCGTCCTTGCCGACGGGCACCTCAACCGCCGCCGCAAGCGCGTCGGGAAGCTCATCGGCTTCTAGCCACCCATGCAAGGCCCTGGTGTATGCGCGCCCACGCGATAGGGACATGACTCCCTCAAACCACACGCACCGGGGCCTCTCACCCCCTAGCTCCGAAAGGCGGCTACATGGCCATCACCCCAAAGCTCGCCGAGGAGCTGGACAAGAAGCTCCAGACTGACCTCGCCAAGGATGCACGACTGGGCAAGCCCAAGCGGTACCTGGACGGCGACCACGACGACGCCTACATGCCGCGTGGGGCCAAGAAGGAGTATCAGCACCTCGCCAAGCGTGCCATCACCAACTGGCTCCCCCTGGTCAGCGAGACCTTCGCCCGAGACCTCTTTGTGGAGGGCTACCGAACCCCCAAGAGCACCGACGACGAGACCGCCTGGACGCACTGGCAGAAGAACGGCCTGGACGCCCGCCAGACCATCGCCATACGCGGCGCACTGGACTACGGCGCAAGCTACGTCCTGGTCCTCCCCGGCGACAACGGCCCCGTCATCAAGCCACTTTCCCCGCTTCGCTCCATGGCCTGGTACGCCGACGAGGACGACGAGTGGCCCCAGCAGGCGGTCCGCCTCCTGGGTAAGACCGCCGACGGCAAGGGCCGCCTCCTGGAGGTCTACGAGGGCAACGAGGTTGTCCCGTTCGAGGTCACCGAGGACGGCAAGTACAAGGCCGGTAAGTCGCTCACGCACACCCTGGGTCACGTCCCGTGGGTCCGCTTCCGCGACCGGCTGGATGGGCAAGCCCGCGGCCTCATCGCCCCGCTGATCCCCCTCCAAGACCGTGTAAACGAAATCAGCTTCGCCACCCTCATCGCCATCCAGTACGCCTCCTTCCGGCAGCGGTGGGCCACCGGCCTCTCCATCCCTGTGGACGAGGACCCGGACTCCCCGAACTTCGGTAAGCCCGTGGAGACGTTCGAGGCAGCAGTGAACCGGCTCTGGGTCTCCGACTCGCCAGAGGCCAAGTTCGGCGACTTCGCCCAGACCGAGCTGAGCGGACATCACACCGCCTACGAGAACGCCGTGAAGACCCTGGCAGCCATCGGGCAGATGTCCCCCAACGTGATGATGGGCGACATGGTCAACGTCTCCGGCGAGACGCTCCTGAACATGCAGCACTCCACGCGCCGCAAGCGCACCGAGCTGGAGACCATCTTCGGCGAGAGCTGGGAACAGGTCTTCCGACTGGCCGCACGCGCCAACGGCGACGCCGAGCCAGCCGAGGACGCCCAGGTCCGCTGGCGCGACGCTGATGGCACCAACCTGGCCGCCACCGTGGACGCCCTGGGGAAGATGACCCAGATGCTAAACGTGCCTGCGGAGGCCCTGTGGGAGAAGGTCCCCGGCATCACCGAGCAGGACCTCCAGCGCTGGCGCGAGCTGGCCGCAGTCGATCCCATCACGGCCCTAACGGCCGAGCTGGAGCGTCAGTCCACCCTCCCCGGACAGGCAGCAGCCGCGACCACCGCAGCACCCGCCGCGGAGGACCCCGCCAAGGTCAAGGCCAAGGCTGACGCCTTCGGTGCCCTTGTCCGCGCTGGCGTCTCCGGCGAGTCTGCCGCAGCACAGGCAGGCCTGGACGGTGTCGAGCTGACTGGCGCTGTGCCCGTATCGCTCCGCCTACCCACCTCTGAGGCCACGGTCCTGGAGGACGCCTAACCCACTGAGAGGAGCGTGTCATGGCTACCAAGGCCGCAACAGCCGTTGCCATGGCACGCTCCCACCAGCTCGCCCAGGTCCGGCAGGCCGCAGCCGTCCAGGCCGCGCTCGCCGCGCTCTGGGACGAGACCCTGGACCCCACCGACATCACCAAGTCCTTCCTCGCGTTCCGCGAGAAGGCCACCCCGATCATTGGCACGGGCCGAGTCCTCGCTGAGCGACAGGCAACCACCTACTACCGGAACCTCCTGGCCTGGAAGGGCCTGGACACCTCCGACCTGGCCGACCTCGCCAAGAAGACCTACCCCACGTCCGCCATCCAGGCCTCCCTCTCCGGCGCAACCGGCAAGCACCTGAACAAGGCCTACTTCCTCAACGCCAAGGGCCTCCCGAACAGTGCCGTTCTCGCCCAGGCCAAGGCCGACATGCTGGGCAGCGCCAAGCGCCAGATCATCAACGCCTCGCGCGATCACCTCATCGCTATCTCCAAGGCTCACAAGAAGATCAAGGGCTGGGCGCGCGTCTCCGACGGTAACCCCTGTGGCTTCTGTGCCATGCTCGTTGGCCGCGGTCCCGTCTACTCCGAGGACACCGCCAACTTCGATGCTCACGACCGCTGTGGATGCTCTGTCCGCCTAGTCACCTACGACGAGGAGGACGGCGGCTGGACCGAGGATGCCAAGGCCTACCACTGGGCCTACGAGAACGGCTACCAGGACATCCGCCAGCTCTCCGCAGCGGACCTCTCCGCGATCAACGCCGTCCGTCGAGCAGCAGGCCAGCGCCAGAAGACCTCCGCGCTCATCTCGGCGCGCTGGGTCAACGGCTACACCTCAGATGACATCCTCAAGCTCTACGCCGACGACCTGGCCACCAAAGCGGCCGAGGAAGCCGAGGCCATCGCCCGCACCGCAGCAGCCGCTCAGAAGGCCGTGCAGCAGGCCAAGCTTCTCCAAGCCATGCAGGCCAAGCTCGCTGCCCAGGCGGCCAAGGAGGCCGCTGAGAAGGCTGCCCGAGAGGCAGCGGCCGCCGCAGCCAGGGCAGCCGAAGAGGCAGCCGAGAAACTCCGCAAGAAGTGGTTGAGCAAGCCCGCCCCTAAGGCCCCCGTCAAGCCGTCCGCGCCTACCCCCGTCGGCCCCTCCGCCTTCAACTCCTGGACCCAGAACTCCAAGGCCAAGTTCGCGGACTACGCCGCCAAGACCGGCAACCCCAAGAACGACTTGACCAAGTCGAACAACTGGAGCTACTTCCTCCGCGTCATCGAGCAGCACGACCTCAGCGCCTTGGACTACCTCAAGGCCAACCACTACGTGGACGACGCCCTCTACGCCGAGGCCCTGGCAGCCATCAAGGTCGCCAAGAGCGTCCCGGATGCCGCGCGAGCTGCCTTCGAGAAGGACGCCCGCCTCTTCGGCCGCCGCAGGCGGACCTACGAGAGGAACCTGGCCGACTGGAAGGCCATCAACGGCATCACCTCCTCCCAGAAGGGCATGGACGGCGGACTCCGGCACGCCACCAACTCCGAAGGCACCGACTGGGCCAACAAGAACGTCCCCCGTGCCCCCGAAGGCAAGGGACGTGGTGCGGCCAGCGTCTACTCCGGTGGCTCCTACCGACCATGGAACGGCAACCTTCGCCGCGGCAAGGGCACTCCTTCCGGCGACTGGGTCGAGCAGACCAAGCACCTGGACGAGGCCATGCAACCGATGCCCGAGGATGTCATTGTGCGCCGCGGCTCCGGCCTGGACGCCTTCGCCGACGCCCTGGGCATCCGACATGGCTCCATCCCACCTCATGACCCCAGGGGGCTCGTGGGGTCGATCCAGATGGACTACGGCTACATGTCAACGTCAGTAGGCCAGACCGCCGCCTTTGGTGGCGACCTGGCCCTGGAAATCAAGGTCCCGGCTGGCTACCCGTCCATCTGGTTGTCCCCTGACTCCAGCTACCCGAGCGAGCGCGAGCTTCTTCTGGCGCGAGGCACACGTCTCTTCATCCACTCTATGGAGCGCAAGAACGGCGTCTGGCACGTTCAGGCCGAGGTCATCCCCCTGGACGACGACGGCAAGGGATGGGTCTCAATGCCCCGCACCACCTGACCCTAGACTGACCCCGAGAGGAGGCCGCATGGCCGAGCGCACCTGGGATGATCCCGAGTTCATCGACGTTTACACGCCGCCCCGCTGGCCGACTCTCCCCGAGACCGGCACCGCCTACGTCTCCGTCGCGACGCTCCCGAGCATTGGACCCGTCGGCTTCTTCGCGTACACGCCGGACGCGCTGGGCTTCTTCGCAATCCACCAGGACGACGAGGCAGCCCAAGGCGTCCACCAAATCGTGGACGACGAGCTGGCCCGCATCCTCTCCGAGGGGGGCACCACCCGCGACGCCCGCGACGCGGTCCTGGCCTCCGCCCTCTTTGACCCCGAGGAACGCATGGAGCTGGCAGACCTCTTCGCCGCCATCCGTATGGCCTGGGGGCTCTAGCTCCTCAGACCACCCACCTGTAAGGCCCTCAGACCCGCGCTGAGGGCCTTTCTCGTGCCCTGGCCACATCAGGGCTCAACCAGCCTTTCGCCACGCTAAGAGCCGCGCGCAAGGCTACTCCCTCATGTCCAGGCAAGGCCCTGGCATCCACAACGTCCAAGGAGACGCAACCACCCATGCCCGACGCCCAGAACCCCGCCCAGCCCGAGCCTGTCACCGAGCCGTCCAAGGAGACGACCGACGAGCAGACCCACCCCTGGGGCGAGGACTTCGACGCTGCCACTGCCTGGCGCGCCCTCACCTCCGCCCGCGACGCCGAGAAGGCAGCCAAGGCCGAGACCGCCGCCTTCAAGAAGGCCGAGCAGGAGAAGGCCGACGCAGAGCTGACCGAGCTGGAGAAGCTCCGCAAGGACTTCGCCGAGCTCAACGCCGAGAAGACCGCCCTTGCCCGCACGACCCAGCTCAACGAGCTGGGCCTGGACAAGGCGCTCCACGGCTTCATCTCCGGCGAGACGCCCGACGCCATCGCCGAGCAGGTCGCGGCCCTCAAGGCAGCACTGGGCACAGGCAAGCCCGCCGAGGAGGACCCGGCCCCCGAGCCCCCAGCGACCCGGCCCAAGCCTCAGCTCACCCCCGGCCAGGGCGGTGACGACAAGAGCGAGACCGACCTGGACGCGCTCGTGAAGTCGCTCCTCTAAGCCATCTCCCTCATCCCCTTCGTCCCGAAAGGACACCCACCATGGCTACTTCCACTGGACACACCTTCGACTACGACGCCGCACAGGTCGCGACCGTTGCCGCCAAGCTCGTGCAGGAAGACTCCTATCTCTCCGCGCTCGTGAGCCGCAACTACCAGGACGAGTTCCTCGCCCCGGGCACCGCGGGACGCCCCATCAAGGTGAAGTACCCGACCGTCCTCCTGCCGCGCGAGCGCAACATCAACGACGTGACGACCAGCATTGAGCTGGACGCCATCGTGGAGGCCGGGACGACCCTCAACCTGGACAAGAAGATGGTCTACAGCGCGGTCCCGCTGTCCGAGGAGGACCTGAACCTCAACCTCACGGATTTCTCCGGCCAGGTGCTCCGCCCGCAGGCCAAGGGCATCGCCGAGGACATCGAGGACCGAGTCGCCGCAAAGCTCCTGAGCGTGCCCAAGGCAACGGGCCTCCCGGCGTACGACGCGGCCAACCCGATCACGTACTTCCTGGCCATCCGCAAGAAGCTCCGTGACAACGGCGTGCCGCTGGAGGGCCTCAACATGGCCGTCGGCACCCAGGTCTACATGGACCTCCTGAACGCCAAGGCCATCCAGGATGCCTCCCAGTCGGGCAGCACCACGGCGCTCCGCGAGGGCAACGTCGGCAAGGTAGCGGGCTTCACTCTCATCGAGCACACGCGCCTGGACGACAACGAGGTGATCGCGCTCCACCGCGACGCCGTCACGCTCGTGACCCGTGCGCCGGCTGTCCCTGCTGGCGCGGCCTTCGGCCAGGCCATCAACGAGGGCGGCTACTCGCTCCGCTACATGCGGGACTACGACGCCGACAAGACCGTAGACCGCAGCATCGTCGCCACCTTCGTCGGCGTGGGCTTCCTGCCGACCTTCAAGCGGACCGTCAACAAGACGACTCGCGCAGTGACCTTCACCGAGCTGGAGAACGGCGGCATCATCCACGTCCCGGACGTGACCGCTCCGTAAGCGACGGCCTGAGCGAGGGGGTCTTCCACCGCGGGAGGCCCCCTTTCCCGTCCCCCCGCCGACCATCTGGAGCACTAATGACCGCACCTCTCCCGCCCTCTCTGGCGGACCTCGCCCTCCGCATGGGACTGGAGGCCATCGACCTGGACGAGGGCGACACGCGCGCCCGCCTCCAGGCAGCCCTGGATGACGCCACCGCCCTCGTCCTCGCCGAGGTCGCCCCCACTCTCGCCGACCGCTGGACCGCCGCCGCTCCGAGCCTCATCCACATCGTCATCCGCACCGCCGCTCGCCGTGCCTTCGAGAACCCCCGCGGCATCCAGCAGGAGACGCTTGGCGAGCACACCGTGGGCCTCACCGACACCTCCGGCGTCTTCCTGACCGCCCGCGAGCTGGCCCTGATCCGCAAGGCCTCCATGGGCCGTTCCGGCTCCGCTGGCGTTGTCGGCAGCCTCCGAACACCGAGCGCCTATGGGGACGGCGCATGATCCCCGACCCCGAGGACCTCGCCGCCACCATCTACGTGCCCGTGGTGGGCTCCCGCCCTGTCCCGTTCCTGGCCGTAGGCGACCCGCCGCTACCTGGTCTGGGGGACACCTCCTAATGCTGACCATCGCACGCGCCCGCGCCGACCGCCTCCGCATCGTCCGCGGGACGCCCGCCCTGGACTCCTACGGCGAGCCGACCAGCAAGTGGGCCTTCGACCTGTCCACCGCTGTCCCGCTCTCCCGCGCCCGTCTGGCCCGCCCCTCCTTGGCTGTCCAGGAGATCGAGGGTGTCCACCTGGGCGAGCATGACGCCGCCCTCCTCATCCTCCGGCGCTTCACAGACCTGGCCGGGAAGTTCCTAGTCCTGGACCGCGACGGACACGCCTGGCGGGCCGTCTCTGATCCTGTCCCGCGCGACTCGCTCGCGTCCGGAGTCCTGACCGCGGTCCACATGACTCGTCACGAGGTACGCCGATGAAGCCCAAGATCAAGCTCCACTACCCCGGCATCCGCGCCGCAGCGCTGAACAGCCCCGGCGTCCGCAAGGAGGTCGCCGCCTTCGCCGACACGATGGCGAGCCGCCTGGCTGGCCGTGTCATCGCTCACGACGGCCCCGCCAACATCGCCCGCGACGCCTACCGAACGGATCGCGTAGGCGAGGGCGTGACGATCGCTCACCCCGGTGGCGTCGCCCTAGAGGCCGAGCACGGCTACCTCACTTCCGCCGCCCGCTCCGTGGGCCTGTCCGTTGGGCGCAAGAAGTGAGCGCCCTAGCCATCCGCTTCTCCGATCCGCAGCGGGCCACGCGGGACGCACTCCGCGTCCTCCTCCCGCTGTACGGGCTGGACGCTTCCGTGTCCATGTCCCGCCCGGACCTGGCCACTGGCGTGCCGCTGTCCCGTCCACACATCCGTGTCCGCTCCGGCGTCCCTGTCCGCAGCTCCCAGGTGTCCGCCTCCGCGGATGTCCGCTTGACCGTCTTTGCCGTGGACGAGGGGGCCGCCATGTCCCTGGCCGCCGACGTGGAGGCCGTCCTTCTCGCCGAGCTGTCCACCGATGACCTCCTGGGCTTCGGTGCTCTCTCCGGCCCCGTCCCCGGGACGGACACCGACACGGGCCGCCCCATCGCGTTCGTGTCCCTCTCCGCGCGGCTCCGTCCGCACCACCTCTCCCGAAAGGACTAACCAATGGCTGGAAACGCCAAGAACACCGCCCAGTGGGCGGGCGCAGATGTCTACATCACCCGTGACCCGAACGTGGCCGCGCCTACCGACCTGATCGCCCCCTGGGCACTCGGCTGGGCTGTCGTCGGCCTCCTGGACGGCGAGGAGGGCTTCACCGAGGAGCGCGAGGACGAGACCTCCGAGCGCTTCGCCTGGGGAGGCATCCTCGTCCGCCGCTCGAAGTCGAAGCACAAGCGCACCATCCGCTTCGTCGCGCTGGAGGACAACTCCACGACCTTCGGCCTGGTCAACCCCGGCTCCGACCGCGAGTCGCTGAACGGCACCCGCCGCAGCGTCGTCAAGGTCCCGGTCGCCGGTGACCGCTTCTCCATCGGCTTCGAGACCCGCGATGGCGACCGCAAGAAGCGCCGCGTGGTCGAGACCGCCGAGGTTCAGGAGGTCGCCGAAATCAAGGAGTCCGAGACCGAGCCGACGGTCTACGACATCACTGTCGTGATCTTCCCGGACGCTGACGGCGTCCTCTACACGGACATCGAGACCGACCCGGAGTACGTCGCCCCTGCGGGCGACTGACCCACACCGCACCTGAGAGGGGCGTCCCGCGCGGGGGCGTCCCTCTTCCTTCTTCCCCCGCGCATACCCAAACCCACTCCCATCCGCGCTAAGGAGCGTTTACACAGCATGGCCGCACGAAAGACCACCAACCCCATCGCCGCAGAGGCAGCCCACTCGCTCATCGAGTTCGAGTACGACGACGAGACCTACGCCGTCGTCCCCACCAACGACTGGACGCTGGACGCCCTGGAGGCCTTTGAGGATGGCAAGGTCCTCACCCTCCTTCGCCACGTCCTCGCCGAGGGCGGCTACGCCAAGTTCCGCCAGACCCACAACGGCGTGGGCGACATCCAGGGCTTCATGGCGGCCCTCCAGAAGGCCCAGGGCATCGCGGGAAACTGACGCAGCTCGCCGCCCACCTCCGCTACCGACGCGACGCCGTAGAAGCCGACCTCCAGCGCTTCTACGGCGTCGAGCTGTCGGGGCTGTGGACGGGCGAGCTTTCCATCCGCCGCCTCTCGGTCCTGGTCGATCAGCTCCCAGCCGAGGCGGCCCTGCACCGCGCTGGCCTCCCCAAGAGCGCCTTCGGCTACGGCGTGGACTCCTTCCTCCTCATGGACCTCTTCCACGCCTTCACCGGCAAGCCCCACCCGCACCGTCCCAAGGCCGAGACCCGCGCCGAGCGCTACGCCAAGCTCCGCGCACGTCTAGAGGCCCAGAAGGAGCGCCTGAACCAATAGGAGACCCGACCCATGGCCGAGAACGTCGGTTACGCCACCCTCAACATCATCCCCTCCGCAAAGGGGTTCGGGAAGGCCCTCTACGGCGAAATCAACCCCGCCATGGATGCCTCCGGCGCAGCGGGTGGGACCAAGCTGGGCAACGCTCTCAAGAAGGCAGCTGGTCCCCTCTTCGCTCTCGCTGGGACCACCGCTATGGGCGCGTTCATCACCAGCGCCGTCTCCAAGGCCGGTGACCTGGAGCAATCCGTCGGGGCTATCGAGTCTGTCTTCAAGGGCAGCTCCGCCCAGATGCTCCAGTGGTCCGAGGACGCTGCACTCTCCACGGGTCTGTCTGAGAACGAGTTCAACGAGTTGGGGACCCTCATCGGCTCCCAGCTCAAGAACGCCGGGACTGCCATGGAGGACCTGGCACCTAAGACCAAGGACCTAATCACCCTGGGCGCTGACATGGCGTCCATGTTCGGTGGCACGTCCAGGGAGGCCGTCGAGGCTCTCTCCTCCGCCCTCAAGGGCGAGCGCGACCCTATCGAGCGCTACGGCGTCTCGCTGACCCAGGCCGCCATCGACGCCAAGGCGGCCGAGATGGGCTTCGAGAAGGTGGGCAACACCCTCTCCCGAGAGGCGAACGCCGCCGCCACGCTCGCGCTCATCATGGATCAGACCGCGGACGCTCACGGAAATTTCGCCAAGGAGGCCGACACCTACCAGGGCATCCTCCAGCGCCTCCGCGCGAGCTGGGAGAACATCAGTACGACCATCGGCCAGGCCTTCCTCCCGCTCGCCTCCATGGCCGCTTCTCTCCTCCTGGAGATGATGCCGACCGTGCAGGGCCTCGCCGAGACCTTCCGCATCTGGGGCCACGAGGCGTCCACAGCCTTCACTGTCGCGGGCGGCGGACTACCTGGCCTACAGGCCGCTTTCGGCTCGCTCCTGGGCAACGTGCTCGGCCTGGGCGGTGGCTTCGGCGAGCTTGTCGGCAAGGTCATGGACGTAGTCGCTCAGCTCTCCCCGCTGGGTCTGGTCTTCGAGGCGCTCCTGCCTGTCCTCCCGCAGCTTGTGGCCGCGCTCCTGCCGCTCGCCGCCGCGTTGGGCCAGGCTCTCGCTGCCGCGCTCCCTGCCATCATCCCTCTGGTCAACCTCCTGGCCTCCGCGCTGGCCGCCATCATCCCGCACGTCACCAACTTCGCGACTGGAGCCATCGAGGTCATCACGGCCATCGTGGACTGGGGCGTAGCTAACGCTGACTGGCTCAGCGCCATCGGCATCGCCGCGGGCGTCATCGGTGGCGTCGTCGTCGCCGTCAAGGCCTTCCGCGCCGCGCAGCTCCTCCTGACCGCCGCCACCTATGGCAGCCAGGGGGCCATGCTCCTGGCCGGGAACAGCGCCAAGATTTTCGGCGTGGCCGTCAAGGCCGTGGGCGCAGCGCAGAAGATCGCCACGGCGGTCCAGTGGGCGTTCAATGCCGCCCTGGCCGCCAACCCCATCGGCCTCATCGTCACGGCCATCGCGGCCCTGGTCGCCGGTCTCGTGTGGTTCTTCACTCAGACGGACCTTGGGCGCGAAATCTGGGAAGGCTTCATGACCTTCCTCTCCGAGGCGTGGACCAACATCGTCAACTTCGCCACGACGGTCTGGGGTGCGCTGGCCTCCTTCTTCACGGACCTCTGGACGACCGTCTCCGGCATCTTCACCGCCGCCTGGGAGGGCATCGTCTCCTTCCTGACCCCGGTCTTCGAGTTCATCGGCGCCCTTATCCAGACCTACATCGACGTCTGGGTGAACATCTTCCTGGTCCTCGCTGCTGTCCTCAAGGTCGTCTGGGACGGCATCGTGGCAGTCGTAACGACGGTCTGGAACGCCATCGTGGCCTTCGTCACGCCCATCGTGGAGGGCATCGCTAGCTTCATCGGCGGAACCATCGAGAACATCCGCGCCGCCTGGACGCTCATCTGGACCGCCATCCAGACCGCGTTCGAGAGCGTATGGAGCGCCATCGTGGCCTTCCTGTCTCCTGTCATCAACGGCATCCGGGACACGATCAACGGCGTAGTCAACGGCATCCGGGCCGTCTGGGAGAACGTCTGGGGCGGCATCAGCTCCTTCTTCTCCGCCATCTGGAACAACATCGTGTCTGGCGTCACCGCCAAAGTCCAGGAGGTCGCTGGCGTCGTCGGCGGCATCAAGGACATGGTCATGGGTGCCATCTCCGGCATCGGCAACTGGCTCTTGTCCGCAGGCGGCGACCTCATCCGCGGCCTCTGGAACGGCATCAGCGACATGGGCGGCTGGATCATGGACCAGATCGGCGGCTTCCTAGACGGCATCGTCGGCTGGGCCAAGGACGTCCTGGGCATCCACTCCCCCTCGCGCGTCTTCGCCGAAATCGGCGAGTACGTCGGCATGGGCCTCTCCGACGGCATCGACTCGATGACCGATACCGTCGCGACCTCCGCCAAGGGCCTGGCTCAGGCGGCCATCGACGCCGTCGATGACCTCCCGCCCATGGCCATGGACGCCCACGTCAATGGCTCCGCCTCCGTCTCGCGCGCCATCCCAGAAGGCGGCATGACGGGGTCCGTGTCCCGTCTGGCGGACGAGTTCGCAAACGGCACGGGCTACGACGGCCCCCCGATCACCATCAACAGCAACGACCCCGACCTTGTCGGCGCAGTCGTCGCTGACAAGCTCCGCAGGAGGTAACCCCATGCGCGTAACGATCCAAGGCCGCGCTCTGTCTGACGGGCGAGGCTTCCGCCTTTCCCGCCGCGACGAGTGGTGGCTGGCGGACGAGGGCCTGGACGGCTGGTACGAGCCGCCCACGCCGCGCGCCGAGTCCGAGCCCGTTCCCGACGGACACGGCGGCTACTGGCCGGGGCGTTTCCTCCTCAGTGCTCGCACTCTCACCATCCGCGGCCTCCACGCATCGGGCACTTCCTCGCTCGCCCGCGTGGAGGCCGACGACTGGCTGGCGTCGCTGGACGGCGAGCTGTCCATAACCGTCGAGGATGAGCACGGCGTCCGCGAGGTAACCGGCTTCATGTCGGCAGCCCCGAGCATCTACCAGGCCGACTCCCGCACCGTCGCCTTCACCCTCTTCATCACCGCCCCGGACCCCATCAAGTACGGGGCCGTGGCAGCGTTCGGCAGCGACTACGTCGATAACGCGGGCCGCACCGCCGTGCTCCCCTGGCGCATCACCGCGACGGGGCCTGTATCCCACCTCCTGGTCACCCTGGGAGGACATCGCATCCGCTGGGTTGGCACGACGTCCGGTCTAACCATCGACACGCGCACCGGCACGGCGACGACCTCCACGGGGGCCGACGTGACTACCGGACTAGTAGAGGACGACATCCCCTTACTCGCCCCCGGCCTGACCCCCATGGCCATCAGCTCCGACGCCTCGAGTGTCCGTGTGGAGGTACGTCCAGGATGGCGCTAAGAGTCCTCGCCTTTGACACCGTGACAGGTGATCGCATCGTCCGGGTCCCGGGAGATTTCACCTACGAACTCCCGTACAACGACGACTACGGTTCGATCAGGCTCTCCTCTCCCTGGACCCGCGAGGCCATCCGCCTCAAGGTCTGGCAGCGCACGCACGCGGCGCGGACCATCTTGGCGGTCATCGACGGCAACCGCGTCATCTGTGCTGGGCCGATCACAGACCGATCGCTCAGCACCGACGGCTACACCCTCAACGCCGCCGCGTCCATCTGGCGCGCATTGGAGGACCGTCTGGTGCTCAATCCTGCCCTCGCCACCTCCTTCGCGGACGGCGAGGTCCTGATTGACGAGGACAACCCCGCACCGCAGTGGTACTCGCAGACCACCGGCTCCTATAGAGACATCGCCGCCGACCTCGTGGCACTCGCCCAGACATGGGGGCCTCTCCCCATCACGCTCCCCGAGCGCGAGGGCGGCGTACACGTCCGCACGTACAACGGCTGGGAGTTGCACACCGTCGCCTCGCGGCTGGCCCTCCTGACCAACGTCATCACCGCCCCCGAACTTCGCTTCGTTCCCTCGCTCCGACCTGACGGCGGCATCACGTTCACCCTGGAGGGTGCCCCTGAGCTCATCGCCAGGGTCCACCGATGGGACACAACGCTGCCCCGCCAGGGCGTCGCGTTTACACGTATCACCGAGGACTCCGCGCTCCTGGCCTCCGATGTCTGGGCCTTCGGTGGCGGCTCTGAGGACATCGTCCTAGCGGCGCGCTCAACGACCCCCGCACTCACAGAACTGGGTTGGCCGGTCATGCAGATGGCGCTCACCAATCAGTCCTCCATCTCCAACCTCCCCGCCCTCAAGGCGCACACCGACGAGCGCGCAGCTCGCGGCACGACCACCCCTGAGGTCTACGAGTTCCGCGTCCAGCGCGCCCACGCACCTCAGCCAGGCGACTGGGCCAACATCCGCCTACGCCACCCGGCCTACGGCATGCAAGAAGTCCCGCTAAAGGTCCTCTTCGTTTCCGGCAACTCCGGCGACTGGCTCACTGTGAAAGGACGCCCCCGCAATGGGCTATGACCCCGCAGATACCGACCCCTACATCATCGTCCGCCGCCAGATGGAGGCCGATACCGCCGCTGCCCGTGAAGCTGCCGTGCCCGGAGGTACTGCCTCGTTCCAGGTTGTCCGCAAGCTCCGCGGCCAGGTCGAAGAACTCCGCAACATCCTCATCCGCATGCCCTTCACCGATGGCCGCCAGGTCGATGAGGCCGGATGGACCGCCACCACTCCGGCGTGGGTGACCGTCGCGGAGGCGACCATCCCCCGCCCGGGTGACAAGACCCGCGCCGTCGTGTCGGCCTCGGCATCGGTCACCGCGCTCGCCCCAACTACCGAGTGGGGAGCCGCGGCCTTCGACGTGCGTCTAGTCGTCAACGGCGTGAGTTCCGCAGAAATGCCAGGCACCGTCGAGGCCCCAGGCGTCCAGTACCAACGTTGCTCGGCATACCCGTCCTTCGTCCGAGAGATTGCGGGCCTCGGTGGCTCTGTGACCGTCCTACTCCAGGTCCGGGGCTTCACGTACGACGCCTTCCCCGCTCAGAACCGTGCCTCGCTCTCGGTGACCTCCGGCTTCTCCACCGTCTGAAAGGCACTCATGTCTGTACTCTCCCCGGGCCTTGCCCTTGGCGACGTCATCCTCATCCGAGGCGTCACCAACGAGTGGGCCGTCCTCTGGGAACACTCCACCGACGGCATCACCTTCGCGCCGAAGAACCTCAGCGGTTGGACCGCAACCCTCGTTCTCCGGTCGCCTCTTGGTGAGACCTGGCTGTCCGTTCCGGCCTTCCCCTCAGTGAACGGCACGACCGTCGCCCGAGCTACACCCGCACACCTAGCGGCCCCCGAGTGGGCCGCCCGGTCGGGAGGTTCCTGGGCACTCACTCTTACCGACCCCACCGGGCGCGTCGAGCGTCTCGGCCAGGGCTACTTCCATTTGGAGGCCTAATGCAGGTACTCGACCGTAAGACCATCGGCATCCCCGGCCCCGCCGCGGATGCTTCCCCTGAGCTACTCGCCGCAGCCGAGGCACGCGCAGCGCGGGTAGTCGAGAGTCTCGACTTGCCCGGTCAGACGGTCGCCACCGTCGCGACCGCGATGACCCAGGCCGACATCCCCGGCAAGGTCGCCACCGCTGTCACCGCCCAGGACATCCCTGGCCAGGTCGCCGCCGCGGTCGTCCCCGGCGTGGCCGCCGCGCTGGCCGCGGACGCCGAGCTTGGCGCTACCGTCGCCGCACTAGCCGACGGGGCCGTAGACGTGGCACTGGCCGACGCCCGAGTAGTCACGGGCGGTGCCGTCGCCGGAGTGTCCGCAGACATCGCCTGGGGAGACCCCACCGACAAGATCCCCGCAAACGACAAAATCCCCGCAGACGACCGTTTCCCCGCCGCAACAGGCGGGACGATCACCACCAAGACGTTCCCTGTGCTGGACGGTGACGGACGTATCTCCGAAGCCGTACTCCCCGACTCCGTACCGACGCTCACGGACGGCCTCCTCGCTGAGGACCTCTTCCCCGACTCGGTCCCCATCCTGGACAACGGGAAGCTCCCGGCGAGCATGTTCACGCCGTCCGATGACCGACCGGCTTGGGCGTCTACGAAGGGCGCGTGGGATAGTGCGCTCTCCCTGTACAACGCTGGCCCCGCAAACCTCCTCCGCACCCGCGCCGCCCGAGCGGCAGCCGCAGCCGGAGACGGTGAGTGGGACATCGCGATCCTCGGCGACTCGATCCACCAGACCGGAGGTACCCCCGGCGGCAGGGCCTTCGTACCCTACTCGATCCCCACCCGCCTCGCACGCCTCCTGCGAGAGTCCGGCTTCCGTGACGGCGGGGACGGCACCGTCACCCCGTGGGACAACCTCACCACCAGCGGCTCCGCCTGGCAGGACCAGCGGCAGAAGTTCGTACCCGGGACCGGGACCATCGAACTCGTCGCCAGCGGCGTCGCAGGCAAGGGCGCACGGCGACTCACCGGAGACGCCTACTGGCAGGTCACCGTCACCAACGCTGACCGCTTCCTGATCCGCGGATCGGTCGCGGCGTCCCGCTCCACCATCGTCATCGACCCGGACACGTCCGCGACCTCGCTGACCTGGGCCGCGTCCACCGACGACACCGGGGCGGACATCCCCTGCCTCCCGGACCAGCCCGCAGGCATGCGGGTCGGCCTCATCGAGGGGCTCACACCGGGACCGCACACCATCCGGATCAGCGGCAACGCGGAGGGCCTCGTCGTCTTCGGTGTCGATGCCCGCGTCGGCAACCCCCGCCCCGTGAACAACGGCAACCCGACCCTCACGACCGGAGTCCGAGTCCACTCACTCGCCCGCGTCGGCGTGACGCTGGCCGGGATCGCGTCCACCGGCCTCGCCCTCAACGGTGCCGTGCGCATGGTGCGAGCCCACACGCTCCTCATCGCAGCCGGGGTCAACGACTGGCAGGGCGGTGGGCGCTCCTCCTACCGAGACGCTCTCCGGAGCATCCTTGACGCCCAACTCCCCATCGGCGATGCAGTGATCGTGCTGACCCCCCACCCGAACATCGACCCGGCCGACCCGGATCACCCCGCCTACCCGCTGTCGCCCGCGGCACCGGGTGGCAGCTATCCCCTCGCCGAGCAGATGCATGACGCATACGGGATCGCGGACGAGTACAACGTGCCCGTCCTGGACCTCGCGGCGCTGTTCGTGGACTTCGCCCACTCGCGCGCCATGTACCCGACAGGCGATGGCATCCACCCCAATGACACGGGTCGCGAGCTGATCGCCCGCGCCGAGTCACGCACCCTCCTCTTCTGAACGTAAGGAAAACACATATGGCTCTGCCCACCGACTACGTCGCCAGCGACCCACGCTCGCTGTCCGCAGCCGTCAACGCGGCCAACGCGGGCATCAACACTGCCATCGAGGGCACCGGCTGGCGCGACCTCACCGGCTCCCTCATCAACGGATGGACCGCCGCCGTCTTCAAGCTCCGGAAGTCGGGGTCCCAGGTGGATGTCGTCGTCCAGGACCTCTCCGGCGTTGCCGCGACGAACGATACCATCATCAACCTCGGCAGCGCTTTCGGCGTGGATATCCCCAGCGGGCCCTTCTTCCCGATCATGACCTTCATCGGCAACGCTGTCGCCGCCGCGCCCCTTCGGGTCACCTCCACCGGGCAGCTTTCGTCCACCGGGAGGGTCGCCAGCCTCCGCGCCGTCACCTCCTGGCCCGTCAACACCGTCAAGCCGACTTCCCTCCCCGGAGTCGCCGCATGAGCTACGCAAACGGTGAAATCCCCCTCGGCGCGTTGATCCGCGTGCCTGGACAGGAGGAAGCCGACGCCTGGCTGTCCGCCGCCACCTGTGCCCGCTGGCTCGCACTAAAGCGCCACGTCTACAACACCTGGGGCGTCATCATCTGGATCGTCCCCGGATGGAACGCCTACCGCCCCCTCCCGAACCAGGAGTACGCAAAGGCCCAGGCGTGCGCGGAGGGGCGCTGCCAGGACGCCGCCGACCCTGGCACGTCCTCCCACGGCGGCAGGTACATCCAAGAGGGCAGCCCCCGCAACGGCCAGGCGGCCCTCGCAATCGACGTCGGCGGGTACGAGGCCCTGGACCGCGGCGACTGGTACGCCGCGTGCCGAGCCTTCGGTTTCGAGCCAGGCTTCTTCGACTGGGAGCCCTGGCACATCATCGACTGGGACCCCCAGATCGGCACCCCCGGCCCCGCCGACCCCACCCCTAACCCCACGAGTCCTGAGGAGGACGAAATGACCGCAACCTACATCAACGTGCTCGGTGCCGCAGGCAAGCGCAGGGGCGGCACCTACGCCATCATGCGCTCCAACCCGCCCCAGAGCCAGCTCTTCGCCCGCTTCGTGAGCGAGTCGATGACCCCCGGCGTGCCGACAATTGACACCGACCGGGCGCAGGCCGAGTGGGACGGCACGCTCCCCGGCCTCGCCTGACCCGGAGCGCCCTATGACGACAACCGGCCCTACCCCGGCGTCCACCGTCATCACCCTCCGGGAGGTCTACGACGTGGTCATGGAGGTCCGCGACTCCGTCGCCGTCGTCCCCGCCCAGGGCGAGACCCTCAAGGACCACGAGGCGCGCCTTCGCATCCAGGAGGCCCGCAAGACGGTCAGCCCCCGCGACCTGTGGACCGGCATCGCCACCGCAGCCGCCGCGGGGGCGGCTCTCGCCTCCATCTTCCGTGCCATCTTCCCGTAAGGAACGCCAATGACCAACCACATCACGCGGGCGCAGCTTCGCGAGACCAACCAGCGCCCCCTCTTCACGGCCCGCTTCTGGGCTGACATCGCCGAGCGCGTCATTACCTCCGCGGCGGGCGGTGCACTCGCCGTCGTGACGCTGGACGGCTTCAACCTCATCGCAGGTGATACGCCCATGGCCATCGCCATCGGCGCGGGCACCGCCGCGCTCATTTCCCTTTTCAAGGGCGTGGCCGCAGCGGGCGGCGGCACAGGCTCCGCCTCCCTCGTCCCGAGCGTGTAAACGTACTGACCCCCTACCCCCAGGTAGGGGGCCTTTCGGCGTTTCCGGGCACCTCAGTACCTACAGGCGCACTCCTCGCTGACGTCCACCGAGAGGAGCGCCGCCATGGCGACCGACACCTACCCCATCGACCACCCCACCACCCCAGGCCGCTACGAGGCCGAGAGCTTCCCACTCAGCAGCAGGTATGACCCCTACGAGGTCACCGAGGACGGCAACCTGCACGAGGTCAACAGCGGCACGCTGAACCCGGTTGAGGACTTCGAGCGCTTCCACTTCGAGCGGAAATACGGCCCCTTCCGGCGCATCGACGCCGACGGCAACCCGCTGCCCATCACGCCCCACGTCATCGGCCTTGTGGGCAAGAAGCGCACGGGCAAGGACACGACCGCCCGCGCGCTCGCCGAACACGGCTACACCCCCGCAGCCTTCGCCGATCCGCTCCGCGACATGGCCCTGGCCATCGACCCCGTTGTGGGTGCTGATCGGCGCGGGGACTTCATCCGCTACTCCGACGCGCTCGCCACCTACGGCTACGAGGAGGCCAAGGAGCGCTTCCCCGAGTTCCGCCGCTTCCTCCAGCGCCTCGGAACCGAGGGCGTCCGCGAGGTCCTGGGAGCCAAGTACGGCCTCCGCGACCTCATCGGCGACGACCTCTGGATTGTCCTCGCCGAGCAGCGTATCCAGGCCGCCGACATCCCCCTGGTTTTCACGGATGTCCGCTTCCCCAACGAGGCCGCGCTGATCGAGCGCTATGGCGACACCGTCCGCATCGTCCGCCCGTCCCTCCCGGCGTCCACCGACGAACACCCGAGCGAGACCGCCCTGGACAACTACGACACGCGCGAGACGCTCGTGAACGACTCGACCCCCGAGGGCCTGGCCGCTACCGTAGACGCCCTGCTTTCCCGTCTCAAAGGCTGATCACCTGGAACCCCTCAGTCACTCAGACTGGGGGGTTTCCTTGCGTATAGCGCCTTACGCAAGGAGGCCCCGTGCGGTACGGTGACGGCATGTCTACTTCGTTATCCCCCTCTGTGGAGGTCCTCCTACAGCGCGCGGCCGAGGGCTTGCGCGCATACATGGCCACCGACGGCCCCGCCCGCACTCTCGCAGCCAAGGCCGCCGCCGAGGCGCTGGTGGAGGCGCGGCCCCTCTTCCAGGCCCGGGATGGCTCCCCTGACCTCTTAGGCCGCTCCTCGGCGTATCGCGCCTTTGTCACCCAAGCTCAGGACGAGGCGGGGGTGCCGCGCGACGACCGCGCCAGCGTCCAGGCTGCCATCCGCTATCACGTCTCCCCGCTCCTCCGCGAGCGGTACGCCGAGGAGGTGGAGGCGTTGGGCCTCTCTGCTGGATCGTCCGTTGAACGGGGACGACGCCGAAAGGAACGCGACTCGCGCGTAGTCACCCTCTTCGCTGGCGGCTCCGAGCTATCCGACGCCGCTGACCTTTCCCTAGTCGCCAACCTGGCACGCCTAGGTGTCTCGCGGGTCGCCGGATGGCCGACAGGGACGTCCGAGCACCAGCGAAAGCGCATCCGGGAGGAGTTCGAGAACCTCGCCGCGGCCGTCGCCGGGGCACTGGACCGCCTCTCCTGACGAACTGACGTACAAACCGTCATATCTCTAACCAGCTTCTAGGTTCTCTCTCCTCAAGGCTGGATAGGGATATGACGGTTTTTGCGTCATATCGCCACCCCCTCCGCCCCCTCTCGCCCCTACTGGGCACTCCCCTGCCATCAGGCCCACTCCTCAACGTCCCATCACCAAGACGTAAGGAGGGCCCCGGCCCCATGACGACACCCAAAGTCAAGACCCTGAGCCGCGCCGCTGGCCGGTTCTACGTGGACCCCGGGAACGGCACCAAGCATCCCGGCGTCACGTCCGTCCTCAAGAACATCAACAAGGACTACCTCCAGCACTGGGCCTCCAAGCTCGTGGCCGAGGAGGCTGTCAACAACCTGGACGAGCTGATCCCCCTCATGCGGCGAAACCCCGAGGCCGCTATCGACATGCTCAAGGGGACGCCCCGGCGCTTCACTAAGAAGTCCGCCGACGAGGGCACCGCCGCGCACGACATCTTCGAGCGCATGGCGGGCGGCGAGGACGTCAAGTCCCGCTTCCTGCCCGAGTTCCTCCGTCCCTACCGCGACCACTTCGCCGAGTTCCTCGACGTATGCCAGCCCGAGTACCTCGCCATGGAGGAGACCGTCTGGAGCGACAAGTACGGCTACGCCGGGTCCTTCGACGCCAAGGCCATCATCAACGGTCAGACCATCTGGCTGGACAACAAGACGACACGCTCCGGCGTCCACGAGGAAGTCGGACTACAACTCTCGGCCTATCGCTTCGCCGAGTACATCATGGCCCCCGACGGCACCCGCACGGACAACGACCCCGGCGACGGCGCTGCCGTCCTCCACGTCCGCCCCGAGGGCTGGCACCTCACCCCCGTCCGTGCCGACGAGACCATGTTCGAGATGTTCCTGGACCTCCGCCGCGTCTTCGAGTGGGACGACCTCAAGCGCTCCGTCGTCTCCACCCCCGTCGCCAGCGGCCCCGAGGGGGCCAAGCTCGTGCGCCGTTACCGTACCCCGAACGCCCAGACAGGAAACACCCTCCGCCCATGAACATCCGTATCGAACTCGACACCGAGCTGACCAGTGCCCGAGACGCCGCAGCGCTACGCGCCCTCGCCGACGCCATCGACCTGGCTCCTGACCCGGCTCCCGTGACACCCAAGACGCCCGACCGCACGGAAGCACCGCGACCCCGCTTCGTGGAGGTCATCGACAGCGTCGGGGACCACGGCATCCGCGACGCCTCGACGGACGAGGTCGCTGACTTCCTGGCGCGCCCCACGAGCAGCGCCCACGCCGAGCAGCGCTTCCTGCACCTCCGCGCCCAGCTCGCAGCGCTGAACGCTGGCTCGCTCGCCCCCGAGGACGTCACACTCAGCCCAACCAGCTCCACCACTATCGACTGGGTGAAGCTCGGCGACGGCTACCCGCCCTACACGGAGGCGACCGCGTGACCGCCTCCGCCGCAGTACGCGACGCCCTCACCCAGGCCCGCGACAACGCCCAGCGCACGGCTGACTCTCTCGCCCTGGATATCAACTACCACGAGCGCGAGCTGGAGCGCCTCCGAGACCGGCGCTCCCGTGCCCTCAACGACCTTATGGACCTTGAGGCCGAACTGGAGGGCGACTCATGACGGCATCCATCGGCACCTCGGACACGGACGCTGACCTCTTCACCCTCTACGTCTCCGGCCCCATGACCGGCATCAAGGACTGGAACTATCCCGCGTTCACCGACGCTGCCGCCGAGCTTCGCGCCTGGGGCTTCAACGTCATCAGCCCTCACGAGCTGGACCAGGACGCTGGAGTAGACCCCAACACCGAGTGGACCGGGGCCATGCGCCGCGAGGCCATCGCTCGCGACGTGGAGGCCGTGGCCAAGCTCGCCGACGGCGTCGCCGTATTGGACGGCTGGCCCGAGTCCTCCGGCGCACGCGCTGAGGTCGCCGTGGCTACCTCCATCTCCCTCCCCATCCAGACGATCCACGAGTGGGTCGCAGAAGCCCGAAAGGATGCAGCCGCATCATGAACACCCAGCACCCTCTCCAGCGGGCCTACCACTTCCGCCAGCCCCATGTCCTCGTCTCGCTGACCCCCGCAGACGTGGACGGCAGCCTGGAGGCCGACACCCTGGACGAGGTCCGCCAGCTCCGGCGCGGGCTGATCACCGCCTTCTCCGAGGTCTCCAAGGCCATCCGCAGCGAGAAGCGCCGCCTCCGTCGCGAGAAGCGCGAGACCAGAGACATCGCCCGGGCCGCCGCCTACGCCGAGGCCGCCCCCAACGGCGTCCCTCGCGGGGCCTCCGTCATCGACATCCCGGAGGCCCACGAGTGACCGTGGACCTCTCCCCGGGACGCCTGGGCAACGCGCAGCCGCCATACCTCACGGTCATACCCGGGCGCTCCTCGGTCCGCGACAAGCTCCACGCCACTCGCGGGCAGGCGACCGCCGCACTCGCGTATCAGATGGAGGGCTACTACCCATCCGACAAGGCACCGCGCGCCGGAGCACTGTACGGCTGGGACGGCACGACTTGGGCGCTCATCTGGTCCTGCCAGCGCGGCGACGATGTCACGGGCCGCCCGTGGAAGGCTGCCGTCCTGGAGTGGGAGGCCACCCGATGACCCCTGCTGACCTCATCTGGCTAGCCGGGCTCCTGGAGGGTGAAGGTGCCTTCGACCTCCACCGGACCCGCTACCCGCGTATCCGCCTCCAGATGACCGACCGTGACGTGGTCGCGCGAGCAGCCGACCTCATGGGCACGACTGTCCGAGCATCGCTCAAGCGGCCCCCGGCATCCACCACCTGGAACGCCGAGGTATCGGGCGAGCGAGCCGCCACCATCATGGCAGCCCTGCTCCCCTACATGGGCGCGCGCCGCTCTCGGCGCATCGGCGACACCCTCGCCGGATATGCCTACTACAAGGGCCACGACCGCCCGAGCCTCCCAGGGCCGAACGTCACGCCCATCCCCCTCCGCGAGGCCGCCCCGGCAGCCATCGCAGCCTGACCGCGACTGTGCAGGTAGGCGTCAGACCGTATCCAATGCCGGTCAACAAACAGTAACCGGGCCGTGACGAGGCTCACCCTGCACCCAAGGCCCTCTCCCGCTCTCCGCGAGCTGGAGGGGGCCTTCTGTCATTTCTGGGCAGCGCCGGGCACCTGGGCGCACTCCTCTTCGACCAACAACCAACAACGAGGAGGTCCCATGGACTACCCGCTCATCCTGCCCACCGCCCCCGGAGCATACGAGACCGAGAAGCTGGGCGACCGCGCACAGCTCAGGATCAACAACCAGGGCCAGGGCGCGACCACCGTCAAGCGCCATGGTGTCGAGTACACCCACCCCATCCTCAACCTGGCCGCCTGGGCCGCCGAGTACGGCCCGTTCCGTGCGCTGGACAGCGACACCGACCCCGAGCCGACGGACCCGGAACCGCTCGCCGAGTGGGAGCTGGAGCTTCTGAGGGGCGACGACGAGACCGAGACGGAGTCCGCCGAGACCACTGAGGAGGCCGCAGCGTGAACGCGACCACCGAGGATCGCGCGCCGATCACCACCGGCATCTACCACGACCGCGATGGCGACATCTGGGCCGTGCTCCAGGACCAGTGCGCCGTCGGCCTGGCCGACCATGCCGCAGGTCCGCCGACCTCCGGCGAGTTCGTCGCCATGGCCTTCCGCCCGGTCCCCGTGGACGCCCTCTCCGAGGATTTCGGCCCTCTCACCCCCATCCACCTCTTCCCGGAGGCTTCCGCATGAGCGACGCCAAGAGCTACTTCACCGCTGTCCTGGCCGTCCACGAGACGACGACCACCGACCAGGATGAAAAGAGCCTGGACACCTACGGGCGGACGGTCCGCACCGTGACTAAGCCGGTCAAGACCTCCCACGAAGTGGTCAAGATCCAGCTCCGGGGCAGCACGCTGGCGGAGGTCGCCGCCAAGGCGGGGAACGTCCTGGGAGCCATGGAGGGCGCTCTGTGACCCGCTCCGAGACCCAGCCAGACGACCTCGCTCCTGGCGTCTACCGCGACTTCGAGGGCGACCTGTGGGCCGTGGACCGCAACGGTATGGCCGTGGTCCTGACCGACCGCACCCAGGCCGACCTCTTCGACCAGCCACTCATCATCCCGGCCAACGAGCTTGGCGGCGGCATCCCCGCTGACGAGGCCCACGCCGCCTACAAGCTTCGCCTCCTTCTCCCCTTCTGAAAGGCCCCAGCATGACCGAACGCACCTTCTCCCCCGTCAAGCTCGCGGACGTCCGCGAGGGCGACACCATCCGCATCTCCAAGGGCGACGCCGTCGTGGTCGCACCCGTGCGCAACCACTCCCGCTACGGCCTCTACGTCGATGTCCCGGGCATGAGCGTGTCCAGCGACGCCGTCGAGCTGGCCGAGATGGCCGACGCCGACGGCATCACCCTGGAGCGCGCCGACCCGGCGCTCCCGACCGAACCGGGCTTCTACCGCGGACGCGACTGGAGCGACGGCGCCCCGGCGCTGGGCTACCACCTCAACGCACGCGGCGAGTGGCGCGTCCTCTGGTCCATGGGCGCCCCGGAGCTGCAACCCCCGATCCTCAGCGACCTCCCCCTGATCCGCCTCACCAAGGAGACCGAACGATGACGCTGCCCAAGATCAACCCGTTCCAGCGCGCCATCCTGGTCGCGCTCAACCGCCTGGACAAGCACGTCTACGCGGGCCAGGAGACTCCCACCGAGCGCGCGCAGCGCCGCCGCCAGGACCGTCTGGAGGCGGCCATGGCCATCCCCGGCAAGTCCCGGAAGGCTCGCCGCGCGGTCAAGTACGCGACCAAGTCCATCGAGCGCGCCGCCTACCGCCGCGCAGTCAAGGAGGCCGCCAAGTGAGCGCGCCCCGCTTCCGCCCTGGCACGGTCACCAACTCCATCGGCGAGACACGCCGCGCCGTGGTCGATACCGAGCACCAGCGGGCCGCCACGTTCCACGCCTATGCCTACATGGTCGCCGACATCGCCGAGACCTGGAGCGCCGATCACGACGAGGCCAAGGACTTCGAGTTCATGCCCTACGCCAGTGTCATCCTGGACGACCTCACCCCGCCACTCCCGGGCATGGTCCTGGAGCGCATCGCGAACATCGACACCAACGAGGACTACTCCGAGGACTGGCAGCGCGACGTGGTCACCGACCCGGCAGACGCCACGGTCATCACATCCAAGATCGCTGATCAGGACCCGGCGCTCCTGGGCACACCCGAGGAGCTGCACAAGGTCATCCTGGACATCGACCTCCCGGCGCAGCTCATCCCGTCCACGACCCCGGGCCACTTCCATCTCTACATCGACAAGGAGGTGCCGTGGCGTCGCCTGGAGACCCTCCTGTACGCGCTCGCTGACGCGGGCGTGATCGAGAAGGGCTACGAGGGCGCGAGCGTTGCCCGCGGCCACACCGCCGCCCGCCTCCCCTGGGTCAAGAAGGCCAGCCCCACCGCCTCCACCGATACCGAAAGCGACCCCATCCTGTGAAGCTCAAGACCCGCATCTCCGCCGCCCTCGCTGCCGTCGCCGTCTCCGCGCTCGCCCTCACTGGGTGCGGCATCCAGTACAGCGAGGACACGACCGGCTGTCTCGTGACGGACAAGTACGTCACGGTCTCCAACAAGGCCTCCCAGAAGATGATCGCCAGCTCGTGCGGCGTCTTCACCGTCGAGGATGAGCTGTCACAGGGCCAGTGGAACTCCGCCGACCTGTACGCCGCCCTGGAGGTGGGCAAGGTCTACGACTTCGAGGCCTACGGCTTCCGCAACGGCTTCCTGTCGGCGTTCCCGAACATCGCCGCCGCCATGGAGGTGACCGAGAAGTGACCCCGGACGAGTGGCTCAACAAGGCCGACTATGAGGGCGGCATCCTCTCCGGTCTGGAGTACGGCCTGACCGAGGACGATATCGACGCCGCCGCCCACCCGGAGTTCCACGCCCAGGTGGTCGCCATCCGCGCGGTCTTCGTCGTACTCCGGCGCATGATCGACCAGCTACCGGCGTCTTTCGAGGTGGACGCCGAGTGACTCCCGACGACCACTCCGCGCTCCTGGACGCCTACGAGCCGGATGACCCCAAGCTGTACGCCCTCCTGGAGGCCGCATGAGCACACCCGACCTGTAGCCCCCCTCTCCTCAGAAGGCCCCTGCCCTCGCCCTCGCCCTGGTCCGGCGAGCGGCGGGGGTCTTTTGTGTTTCCGCCTCCAATCTGCTATGGGCACCACCCGCCACCTGGGCGCACTCCTCCTTGTCACTCCGACACGCCCCCCTGACCGGGGTCTACCCAACCTGACAAGGACAGACACACCACATGGCACTCAAGATTTTCGGAACCGACCCCGAGAACCAGCCCAAGCCGCGTCAGCGCTTCTCCGATGACTTCGTGGGCCAGGTCCACTCTGGCTACTCCCTGGACGGCCAGCCCGCCTCCCTGGAGGAGTGGCGCATCACGACCGGCGACCCCGACGTGGCCGAGCGCGTCCACGAGCTGTTCGGCGGCGAGGCTCCCGAGGAGTGGGAGACCAAGTCCGAGCGCAACCTTCAGGCGTTCACCGACGCCACCGCCATCGACGTCATCGTGGAGAGTGCCAAGGCCATCCGCCAGCGGATGATCCTCTGGGGTCGCGACCGCAAGCCGGTCTACATCTCGGATGGCGAGTTCATCCTGGACGACGCCGGACACCCGACCGAGGAGCGCGACCCGGACGCGGACCTCACCTTCCAGGAGCGCAAGGACAAGAAGGCCTACGGGGCGAACCCGTCCGCCGAGCTGACCTTCCGCCTGGCTGAGGACCCGAACCTGGGCCTCTTCGTCCTCAAGTCCAACTCGTGGGGCCTGGCGCACTTCCTCGCCGCCGAGGACATCGAAAGCCAGATCGAGAACGTCGGCGGTCCGGCGCTCCTCCGACTCAAGCTCGTGCCGGTCTCCTTCAAGGCCAAGACGGGCGAGCGCAAGGGGAAGATGGTGAGCTACACCGCCACGGAGATCGAGGTCCTGGGCGCAGCACCGGTCATCGACACCGAGGTGGCAGCGTGATCCTGGCCAAGGGCATGGGCGCGGCGTTCGTTGCGATCATGGTGCTCGCGCTGGTGATGTCGCTCGTGCTGTACGTCGGCGTGCCGGTCCTGCTGGGCTTGCTGATCTTCCCGGCGCTGGGCTTCACCGGCCTGGCGCTGACGGGAGTGGTCGCCGTTGGCGTCGTCGCGTGGTGGCTCATCATCGGTCTCCTCCGCGCAGCGTTCAAGTAACCCCGACCCCATCCGCCCCTGTCCTGGCTTTTCATCGCCAGGGCGGGGGCCTTCGTCGTCTCTGAAAAGGACCCCATGCTCTACCCCCCTCTCATCACCGTTTACACCAAGCCCGAGGACGCGCGCCCCGCGTGCCAGCAGTGCAACGCCACCAAGCGCAAGCTGGACGCCCTCACCACCGACGGCGCGCTCCGCCGCTATCTCAGCGTGGACGTGACCGACCCGGCCAACGCCTCCGCCGTCGCCATGCTGGAGGCCCGCGGCGTCCGCCAGACCCCCTACGTCATCGTCACCCAGGAAGAGGGTGGCGTGGGCACGACCGAGCTGGACGCCTGGGGCGGCTTCGTCCCCGACAAGCTCGTGGAGTGGGCACGATGACCGCCGCCCCGCTCCTGATCCTAGCGACGACCATCTCCGCGGGCGTCGCCTACGCCGAGGTGCTAGGCGTGGTGAACTACCGCATCGCCACGCCGCTGAACGCCGCCAGCGTCCAGGGACTCGTCGTCCGCGCTGTCGTCGTCTCCCCGGAGGTCGCCCGCATCATCGCCCGCGAGACGGTCCAGAACTACATCAGCCCGGGCGCGCACTCTCCGGCGACGCGCGCCTTCGACACGGCGAACCGCAACGCCTCCAAGACAGGAGCGCCGCGTGGCTAACGCCGCCAAGCGCAAGGGCACCGACTATGAGTCCGCCGTGGTCAAGTACCTCCAGGAGCACGGCATCCCCGCGCGCCGCGTCGCGCAGACCGGACAGCTCGATACCGGCGACATCCACGGCATCGACCCCTTCGTAGGCCAGTGCAAGGCCTACAAGGACATCGCCTCCGCGCTCCGCGACGGCGTCGCGGGTGCCAACGTCCAGGCCCCGCGAGCTGGCCAGCCCTACGGCATCGCCTTCATCAAGCGACCCGGAAAGCCCATCGCCGACGGCTACGCGGTCATGGACCTCTCCACCTTCGCGCGGCTCCTGTCCGCGCTCCAGGTCCCGGGCGGCGTCTGACCTCACCCCCTGGCCCCCGACCTCACTCCGAGGCGGGGGCCTTCGTCGTCTCTGGGCAGCTCCGCCCCTCCGGGCGGTATCTCCCCCTGGCCCCGCCCCTGGGTACCGCCAAGCACCCAGGCCCACTCCTCAGCGACCTACCGAAAGGACCCGCTTATGCACCTCCCTGACCTCCTGGAGAAGCTCTCCGATGTAGAGGAGACGACCGACGGCTACCTGGCGACTTGCCCCGCCCACAACGACTCCCACGCCTCCCTCCGCGTCACCGTTTCCGAGGCAGGCAAGGTCCTCGTGCGTTGCCGCGCCATGTGCGACACGCCCGCTGTCATGTCCGCCATCGGCCTGACCATGCGCGACCTCGCCCGGATGACCCCTGGCGACGAGGTCCCGCGCAACGTCAAGGCCACGTCCGCCATCGCCGCCTCCCCCGCTGCCATCGCCAAGTTGGCCGTGACCCTGGACGCCTACCAGGCCACCCTCGCCACCGCCGAGGCGTTCGGCGACTCCTACGAGGGCGAGCTGAACGCCGCACGGGACGCGCTCCTCTACGCCGAGCACCGCTTCGGTATCAACGCCACCGACGCCGAGCGACTCGGCCTGGGCTTCGTGGACAACATTGGCGGCGGCCCTCGCCTGGTGGTACCTTTCCGCACGCCCGACGGCGTCGCCCGCGGCTTCCAGGCCCGCGCCCTGGAGAAGGACGCCGCCGTGCGGTGGCTGGGACCGAAAGCTCCCGAGGACGGCTCGTGGTCCCCGCTGGGCTACTTCCCCGGCGCATCCGGCTGGGATGAGGTCCTCATCTGCGAGGGTCCTGGCGACGCCCTGACCGGCGCGACTCTCGGCTACGACACCATCGGCATCGCTGGGGCAGCCCGTGTAAACAACCCGGCCATCCTGGACGAGGTCGCGAGCTGGATCGGCGACCGTGAGGCCGTCATCGCGGGCGACGGGGACCCGGCTGGCCGCCGCTTCTCCGCCACCCTCGCCGAGGGCCTCTCCAAGCGCGACATCCGCGTCCGCGTCCTCAGCATGGCCGACGGCCTGGACCTCACGGACTGGCGGCGCAATGACCCGCAGGGCTTCTCCCGCGATGTCATCCGGGCCATCACCCAAGCCAAGCCGGTCAAGTCTCGGGAAGCGGCCCTCCTCGCCTGGGACGAGAGCACCTACGCCCTCTCAGACCTGGGCGGCGCGCGCTACCTCCGCGACTACCTCAAGTCGCGCAGCTCCGGCGTGAAGTACACCTCCGAGGCTGGCTTCCTACTCCTGGAGGATGGCGTCTGGCGCATTGACGATCGGCAGTCCGTCCGCACCCACGCGCAGGCCGTCGCTGACGTCGTCAAGCGGTTGGCCCGAGAGGCCAATAGCGCCAAGGAGGCGGGCGGTACCGACGAGGAGCGCGACCGCGCCAAAGCCCGCGCCGGTCGCTTCACCCGCTACTCCCAACACGTCCAGACCTCCCGCGGCATCGACTCCATGCTTCGGGAACTCCAGGCCGTGGAGGGCGTCCCGTCGTCCATCAACGACTTCGACCAGCACCCGGACCTTCTCGCCGTCAACAACGGCGTGATCGACCTCCGCGCTGGCGAACTCCGCCCACATGACCCGGGCCTCCTTCTCTCGCGCAAGGTCTCGCTGACCTACCATGCCGAAGCCAAGGCCCCGCGCTGGGAGGCGTTCCTGGCCGAGGTGTTCCCGCGCGACCGGGCCATGCCGGACTTCATGCGCCGCCTGATCGGGTACGGCATCACCGGCCACACCACCGAACAGTGCTTCGTCATCCACCTGGGCAAGGGAGCGAACGGAAAGTCGGTCTTCACCGACACCCTCACCGAGGTCTTCCGCGAAATCACGACCACTACCCCCTTCTCCACCTTCGAGTCCAAGCCCTCCGGGGGCATCCCCAACGACTTGGCGGCCCTCAAGGGCGCACGCCTGGTCATGGCTTCCGAGGGCGAGCAGGGCAAGCGGATGGCAGAAGCCATGCTCAAGCGCGTGACGGGGCGCGACCTCATCGCCGCCCGCTTCATGCGGCAGGAGTTTTTTGAGTTCCGGCCCGCCTTCCTCCTCCAGATGGGGACCAACTTCGAGCCGCAGTTTCGCGGCCAGGACGAGGGCCTCTGGCGGCGCGTCAAGCTCGTGAACTGGGAACGGTGGTTTGCACCCCATGAGCGCGACGCCCGCCTGGGCGACAAGCTCCTGGAGGAGGCCGAGGGCATCCTGGCGTGGGCCGTCCGTGGCTCCGTCGAGTGGTACGCCAACGGCCTAGGCGACCCCGCCACCGTACGCGAGGCATCCAAGCAGTACCGCGACACCTCGGACATCCTCCAGGGCTTCCTCCCCGGCGTCTTCGAGCTGGCCGACGAGGAGCACAAGGTCAAGGGCGCTGATCTCTGGGCCGCCTTCCAATCCTGGGCCGAGGAGGAGAACCTCCGGGACCTCCAGGGCTGGAGCCGCCGCGCCTTCTACGGGGCTCTCAAGGAGCGCGGCATCCACGTCCGCAAGGAGGCCGTCGGCCAGGTCTTCGTCGGCGTCAAGCGCACGCCGCGCGTCTCAGCCCACCCCGAGCAGGCCGCCCCGGAAATCGCCCGGGCAGGAGTGGGCACCCAGGCGCACTCCTCTGCAACACCCATCACGGGCGCGGACCTCTCCGCGCTCTGACCCACTCGGCCCCGTCGCCATACCCGTAAGCCCTCCTAGAGGCCATGTGGCGGCGGGGCCATGCCCAATCACATCTCAACGTCTGGAGCATCGCAATGCCCGTTTCTCGTACCCGCGTCTGCCCACTGTGCGACTTCGAGAAGGCCACCCCCAGCGCCTTCCGCGACCCGGGCGAGACCGGCGCTGGCCGCCCGCCCAAGGTCTGCCACGAGTGCCGGACCAAGCATGTAGACCTCCAGCTTCACCAGCAGGCGAACGTTACGCGCCGCTTCGAGAACCGCGAGTACCGCCGCTCCCTCGCCGCGCGCTCATCGCTCAGCGTCCTCCTTGACCGGTGGGCCGCCCACCCTGACGACCGGAAGACCTGCCCTCCCATCGGCGGATGTGGTCGCCGCTTGCACGTCTCCAACTTCCACACCAACGCCCACCAGAAGGACGGCTTGGCACCCATCTGCCGACGGTGCGCCGCCGACGCCCGCACCCTCCGCGACTCCTGAGAGGCAGCAATGCAGACCTACCACTACACGCTCGCCGGGGAGGAGTGCATCATCCACTTCCCCGAGCGCCGGGCCGAGCTAGCCGCTTACCGGCGCTTCCTCGCCGAGGGCGACAGGGTCTTGTGCATCGACACCGAGACCTCCGGCCTGGACATCTACTCCCCCGGCTACCAGGCCCGCCTCTTCCAGATCGGCAACCGCCGCGAGGCCTGGGTCCTCCGCTGGGACCTCTTCCCCAAGGTCATCGAGGACACCCTTCGGCAGGATCGCCACTTCACCGCGCACAACGCGCCCTTCGACCTCAAGGTAATTGACCGCCACGGCGGCGTTCCTTTGGAAGTCCTCGCCCCGCGCGTCTTCGATACCCGCATCTTCGCCCACCTGATCGACCCGCGGTCGCAGCACGAGGGCGGTGCAGGCCTGTCGCTCAAGCCGCTGTCCGCGATCTACGTGGACGAGACGGCCCCCGACACCGCCGAGGGCCTCAACGCCGTCTTCCGCACGATCAAGCATCCGGTCACCGGCAAGCCCTGTACCAAGGACAACGGCTGGGCCTACATCCCCATCGACCACCCAACCTACGTCCTGTATGCCGGTCTCGACGTGCTCCTGGGCCGCCGCCTCTTCGATGAGCTGGCCGAAATCATCAAGGGGATGGGCCTCTCCGACCTGTCCACCTTCGAGCACCACTTCCAGGGCCTCATCACGACCATGGAGCGCCGGGGCGTCCTACTGGACGTGCCCTATGTCGAGAAGCTGGATGCCCGCCTGTCCGATGAGGCCGACCACTTCGGCACCGTCGCCAAGCGCTACGGCGTCGAGAACGTCAACTCGACAGTCCAGGTAGCCGAGGCCCTCGCGGCCATGGGCGAGGAGCTGACCAAGAGAACCGACGGCGGCGCGCTGGCCGTCGGCAAGGACGTGCTCATGCCCCTGGCCGACCTGGACCAGGACTGGAATCTCCGCGAGTCCCGCAAGCCCAACCCCCTGGCGGACGCCGTCCTCCGGGCCAAGCGCGCGGGCAAATGGCGCAAGAGCTACGTCGAGGCCTTCTTGAACCTCAAGGACTCCGACGACCGCCTCCACGCAGGCATCGGAACGCTCCAGGCTCGCACTGCCCGCATGAGCATCTCGCGCCCGCCGCTACAGCAGCTCCCCTCCGGTGACTGGACGATCCGGCGGGCCATGATCGCCGACCCCGGCAAGCTCATCATCGCCAGCGACTACTCCCAAGTGGAAATGCGCGTCCTGGCGGCGCTTTGCCAGGACAAGACCCTAGTAGAGGCCATCCTGTCCGGCACCGACCTGCACGACTTCACCGCCGCACGAGTCTTCGGCCCGGACTTCACCAAGAAGCAGCGCAAGATCGCCAAGTCCATCGGCTTCGGCAAGGTCTACGGCGGCGGGGCGGCCACGGTCTCGATGCAGACCGGCGTCCCAGAGGCCGACGTGAGGCCCGCCATGCTCGCCTATGACAAGACCTTCCCCGGCATCAAGCGCTACGGGGCGCGTCTCCAGTCCCGGGCCAAGTACGGCAAGCGGGAGGTGGTCACGGTCTCCGGGCGACACCTTCCGCTGGACCGCGACCGGCTCTATGCCGCGACCAACTACGTCGTCCAGTCCACGGCGCGCGACCTCCTCGCCCAAGCCATCGTGGACATCTTCGACGCGGGACTGGGAGACACCCTTCTCCTCCCCGTGCATGACGAGCTGATCGCACAGGCCGACGCTCACGAGGCTGAGGACGTCATCCGCGAAATCGGACGCCTCATGGACAGCACCTTCTACGGCATCCCGATTGTCTCCGACCCAGAGGTGTACGGGCGCTCGTGGGGCAGTGGCTACGGCGTCCCCGCCGAGCTGGACGCCGTGTAAACACACTCATCTGAAAGGAAAGTATGGACACCCCCACCACCGCCGAGGCCATCCGCACACTGGGCGAGAGCGTCACCGAGTTGGCCGACGCCCTGGCGCACGCCGAGGAGGTCCAATGGCTCCAACCCGCTGGACCCTCCACGCGGCAGGAGACTCCCGAGAAGGGCAAGGGCGGCATCTCCAACCCGACTGCCGATACCACCGCCGACGCCCGCCGTCTCCGCGTCCGCGCCGCCGTCATCACCGCCGAGCTGGAGGTGGCCAACATCCACTCCCGGGCTGTAACGGCTGCCAAAGAACTCCGCGCAGCGGTCACTGACTGGGCCGGGGTCCGCGCTTAGCACGTACTGGCGACACGCCCGCCCGCCACAATGTCACGCAAGGTTCTTTGCGCACGTATGCTAGCCCAAAGCGCCACGCGTGACTCCCTAGCGCGATACCCAAGCGTCAACCACGCCCCCGCTGGGGCGCTACTCGCCATGCCCTCAGCGTGCCAACTTCACGCAAAGCTCCTTCCGCACTGATACCCCGAAAGGCTCGCCAATGCCCTCCTTCACCACCACCCTCCGCGAGGTCTTCGACGCCAAGCTGGCTCCCTTCCAGCAACTCCCGCTGGAGGACGAGCTGGCGCTGATCACCGAGGCCCAGGGCGGCTCGGAGGAGGCCAAGCTTCGCCTCCTCCGCCAGTACGCCAACGGCCTTCGCGCCATCGCCGCCCGCGAGCACGCACGGGCTGGAGGGCGCGACGCGGGCGAGGACCCCGAGGAGACCCGCGCCAACGTCCTAGTCGCCTTCATGGAGGCGCTGGCCGCATGCGACGGCACCACCCGCATCGCCGCCCGCCTCAAGGGCGCAACCATGGAGGCCGCGAACGCCTACCACCTCCGCAGCACCTTTTCCGTACCAGCGCGCACACGCTCGCGCTACTTCCAGGCGCTTCGTGAGGCTGGCGCGAACGGTAGCGCCGAGGACAAGGCCGTGGAGCTGGGCATGTCACGCGAGGTCTTCCGCCAGGTGCGATCCGCCTTCGCCTCCGTCTCCTACGAGGCACTCAGCGACGACGGCGTCGGCGAGTTCACAGGTAGGGGGCACGAGGCGGAGATGGCCCCCCTCACGGGCGAGCGAAGCTACGCGACCACCGAGGACCGGCTGACCCTGGCGCGCGCCTACGCCGCCGTGGACGAGCCCACCCTGGGCGTGATCGAGGACGCCTACGGCTTCGCCTTCTACGACGACGACAGCACACCCGAGTCGCCTGTACGCGACCGCGACCCCTTCGCAGGTTTCGACCCCATCCCCGACACCCAGATTGCCCACCTCCGCGGGATGAGCCGCTCCGGCGTCCAGCGCAAGCGGACCGAAGGGCTGGCGGCCATGCGTGTGGCGGTGGGGGCATGAAACCCGGCCCCCTCCCCCGGGGCCTCGCCGAGCCGCAAACACCCGATCTTGCGTGGGGCCCCTTTGCGCAAGCCTCCTTTCGTGTGCTACTGTTTACACATGCACACGGAAACCGCCCTCACCCTCCTCATCGCCTGCGCCAAGCGTGCCCCCTTCGCCGCCACTGGCCACGGAGCAGCCAACCAGCGGGCGCGCGGCCTGGTCAACGGTCACATGGTGGAGGTCAGCGTCCGCGGCGAGCAGGTCCGAGTGAGCATTGACGGCTCCTCCAAGCTCATCAACCGCGACTACGCCTACGACGTACTCACCGGAGCTGCCTCCCTTGACGAGGTCCCCGTCGAGTGGTTCCACGCCGCCTAACTCTGACCACTCCACGCAAGCCTCCTTCCGAAAGGGCACACCATGACCATCAACTTCTCCACCCGTGAAGAGTGGCTTGCTGCCGCCGTCGAGGCGCTCCGCCCCTACTTCGCCGAGCACGGCGCGGACATCCCCGCCGTCCGCGTCTCCGTCGGCTGGCCCAAGGGCCGCAGCGGCAACAACCAGGCCATCGGCCAGGCATGGGCCAAGGAGGCAGCCGCCGACGGCGTCGCCCAGGTCTTCATTTCCCCCGTCCTCGCCGACGCCGTCGAGGTCCTCGCCGTCCTGGTCCACGAGCTGGTCCACGTCTGGGACGAGAACGCCTCCGGCCACCGCGGCCCCTTCGCCAAGCTGGCCAAGGCCATGGGCCTGGAAGGCAAAATGACCGCCACCGTCGCGGGCGACGCCCTCAAGGACAAGCTGGCGCTCATCGTCATCGAGCTGGGCGACTACCCCCACGCCGCCCTCACCCCGTCTCTCTCCGGCGTCAAGAAGCAGGGCACCCGGATGCTCAAGGTCGAGTGCGCCGAGGGCAGCGGCTACCTGGTCCGCATGACCAAGAAGTGGCTGGACGAGTTCGGCGCGCCTAAGTGTCCATGCCACGACGCGACGATGGACGCCCCCAGCACCGAGGACGGCGACGAGTGAACCCGGACACCCTCTCCCCCGAGGTGGGGCTGCCCCTGGCTGCCCTCCTCTGGGCGGCCCTCGCCCTCCCCTACTTCGCCCGATGGAACCGCGCCCGACGTAGTTTGCGTAAGGAGACTTGCGCAAACCCCCTTACGTCGATATGGTTCTATACATGAACACCGCAGCCGCCGACATCGACCTCTTCGCCGTCTTCGTCTCCCTCGCGACCACCTCGCTCACCGCCGAGCAGATCGCCGCGAACGATGCAGCCGCCGCCGAGGAGGCCGCCCGCGTCGCCGCTCGTGAGGCACAGGCCGCCCGCATCCTCGCCGCCCGCGAGGCCACCAAGTGTGGGCGCTGCAACGGCACCGGCTACATCTCCCAGTACGCCTACAACGGCGGCACCTGCTACGGGTGTGGCGGCTACGGCGTCACCGCCTGAACCACCCCAGACTCTCCACGAAAGGCCCACCAATGACCGCGCCCATCGTCACCCACCACGCCCGTCGCCCGCACCCGCCCGAGGACCTTGCCGAGAAGGTGGACATCGCCGACGCGCTCGCCGCCGCTCGCGGGATCGCCACCCTGTGCGCCCCCGGCCAGCTCTGGGAGCGCGTCGCCGAGCGCACGCCCACCGGCACGACCCGCGCCGACCGCCGCGCCCGCTGGATGGACCTCAAGCTGGAGGCATCCACATGACCTTCGCCGCAGTCGCCCGAGAGGAGTATGCCAAGGAGCCGAGCCGGTCCGCCTTCTCCAATCACGTCCTTCCCTTCGATCTCGCCCGCAAGCTGGGCACCAACCGCGCCGCCAAGGCCGAGCTTCGAGCCGCCGCCCGCATCGCCGAAAGGACCCCCGTATGA